AATGAACATGGCAATCTGTATTCACTTGTAATGAAAACAAAAAAATTGTCATTTCCAAAAGCATTAAGATATGTCGCTGAAACACTTGGGCTTGAAAAAAGTCAATTCAGTAAAAAGATCAGGTATCCATTTGGCGGGTTTTACAAAGGCTTGATGAAAGAAATTCAAGAACCAGAGTATTCAATGGCTACATATGATGAATCTATTCTTGATGAATATACTGGCAAATATAATTTGATGTTTTTCAAGGATGGAATCAGTTTTCAAACACAAGAACACTTCAATGTCGGATTTGATTTAGAGTCGCTGCGGATTACTGTTCCTGAGTATACTTTAGATGGTAAGCTATGTGGGATCATGGGGCGATTGAATGATAGCAAATGCTCCAAAGACGAACGTTGGTTGCCGATCATTCCATGCTCCCGCAGCCTTACCCTTTATGGATACCATCACAACTATGAATCTATTCAGCAAAAGAATATTGTAGTGGTTGGTGAATCAGAAAAATTTGTTCAGCAGCTTCATTCTATGGGCAGCTATATAGGGTTGGCTACTTGCGGTTGTGATGTAAGTGATATTCAGGCAAAGCATTTAAAAGCATTGATGACTTCAAAGATTATTCTGGCCTATGATGAGGGGCTGGAAGAAGAACAGATAAGGTTACAGGCTCAAAAATTGATTCTAAATAATGCAGTATTTCAAAATCATGTTGGTTATGTATTTGATCGAGAAAATTTGATACTGCCAAAAGGAAGTAAGGCCAGCCCATCCGATTTAGGCAAGGCGGCATTTACAGAACTTATAAAAAGTCATGTTATATGGTTATAACGATTTAATCAATAATAATGAAAGGTTGTAATATATGGCAAAGCGAGAAAAAGATCCACGGCTTCAGGCATTGTTTGATGCTGGTAAAAATGTATATAGTATTTCAAAGTGCAATACAATCGAGGAATGTTTGTTTGAAGCATTTAATACATATATCCTTCACAAAAAGGGTACGAATGGTATTTATGGAATTTTGGGAACTAAGATTCACGACAAGCTGGAGGAAATTATTAATGGCAAAGCAACCGCCGCAGAGTTGCCAACCACACTTAATGAAGAACTCTTGGATTTGGATATGCTTGGCGTTGAATTTCCCAAGGACTTTAAGGGCAATGATACTATCCGTAACAACTGGATTGCTGATATGAAACATTTCTGTAGCACGTTCCAGCCTCCCAACGGCACATTTAAGACAGAGGAATTGGTTATCTATTCTCTTTCTGATGATCGTTATGTACAGGGCTACATTGACCTGATCCGTGAAAATTCTGATGGGACAATTTCAATCTACGATTGGAAAACGTCTACCGACTTTAAGGCGGCTGAATTGGTGCATCATGGACGACAGCTTGTGTTCTATGCGCTGGCAAAGGAGGCAGAAGGATTTAAAGTACGTGATGTATCTTGGATTATGCTGAAATACTGTGAAGTCAAATTTATGGGTAAGAAGCGTTCTAATTCTAAGAACAAAACCGAAATCGTTAAAGTTCTGAATCGTGGCAAATTGATTTATGAACTTCGGGATCATATTCAGCGTGATCTTGAGGAACTTGGTTATGATGAACTTGATATTGAGATTATGTATAAGAATGCTTTGCAAGCAAATTCTTTGGACGTGCTGCCACCAGAGATTCAGGAGCGATATACAGTTAAACCCTATGTACGTCAATATGTTATTACCGATGAACTGCGGCAAGAAACGATTGATTATTTAAATCGTATGGCTGACCTCTTTGAGTCATTGGATCAGAATGATGAAAGCCAGTGGCCTCCCCGTCAGTTTACACGGATCAATGGGAATGGCAATGAGGTTGAGGATACATTCTTCTGTAATAACTTGTGCAATTTCCGTAATACGTGTGTCCATGTTAAGCGGTTCAATGATCAATGGGCTTTGCGAAAGCTGGATAAGGATGAGGATGCTAATTTGTTTTAACATAGGGTAATTTTGATTGAAGGTGAATATTATAAAAGACTTTTTAGGACAAGAATTAAATATTGGAGATAAAGTAGTTGCTTTATCTTACAAATCCACAAGTTCAACTCTTTATTTGGGCGAAATTGAAAAGATTACAAGCAAAATGGTTGTCGTTAAAGCATTTAATAGCAATCATGATTGGCGATATGATGAAGTAATGCGTGTATCTCCTTACAAAATAGTTAAGATGAATAATAAAAACGCAGTTGTGCATGGGCAATGGAAAGATGGCGTTTCAATTTGTCCTATATGCGGTATGGACAAATATACTGGTCTTGATGCTGATATTTATGCTGATTGGCAACCAAAATTTTGTCCTAACTGCGGTGCAAAGATGGACACAAGAGAATAACTTGGAGGTAATTTATGATGCAAGAACCAATTCTTATTGTTGTTAGAGATGGAAGTACAAAGGTATTTAGTCTTAATACAAATCAGGAAGTCTATATTATTGACCAACGTGGAAGTAATATAGAAAACCCACCCACTTTATATCAAGCAACTATCATAAAAGAAGATGTAAAGCCATTTCGTCATACTGTTTCAGAAATTGAGTATACAGTTGATCAAGTTAGTAGAATGGTTAATGGTGATAAATTATGAAACTTGTAAATGCAAAGCTATATGAAGAACAGATTAGGCAAAAAATGTGGGAGATATTGAGAATCACAAGAATATTAAAATGCACCGATTAATTCTCAAATGTGATGATGACCAAGTTGTAGATCATATTTATCATCATTTGAATGATAACCGAAAGTCTCAAATCAGAATTGCAACACATCAAGAAAATCAGAGAAATCAGAAAATAAACAAAGCAAATAACAGCGGCAAAACTGGTGTTTGCTTAAACAAAAAGAACGGGAAATGGAGAGCATATATCACCATAATGAATCGGCAGAAATCATTAGGTCACTATGATAAGTTTGAAGATGCGGTACAAGCAAGAATCAATGCAGAAAAAGAATATTTCAAAGAGTTTAGATATGAAGGAGTGATTTAATTTGCAAAATTATCATAAGCACGATTCATATAGCAACATTTATGTTCCTGATTCTGCTGCTGTTCAAGAAGATTATGCGAAAAGAGCAGTAGAAGTTGGACATAAGGTTTTGTCCAGTGTACAACATGGATGGGCTGGATATTACTTTGAGACATTTGAACTGGCAAAAAAGTATGACTTGAAATTTATTTTTGGGGCCGAAGCATATTGGGTAAAGGATCGGCATGAAAAGGATAGAACTAACAGCCATGTTATTTTACTTGCTAAAAACGAAAATGGACGCAGAGCAATAAATCGAATTATGTCAGATGCAAACGAAGATGGCTACTATTTTCGTCCACGTGTTGATATGGAACTGTTACTTAGTCTGCCAGCAGATGATGTAATGATTACAACAGCTTGCATTGCATTTTGGCATTATGAGGACATTGAAGATTTACTTGTTCAATTACATAATCATTTTAAGAGCAATCTATTTCTTGAGATTCAGTATCACAATACAGACCCGCAGATTAATTTAAATAAGCGAATTCTGGCCTTGTCTGAAAAGTACAGCATTGAAATGATTGTTGGAATGGATAGCCACTACATCTATCCAGAGCAATCAAAAGAACGTGACTATATTCTTGCCGCCAAGAATGTTCATTATGATGATGAGCAAGGGTGGTATATGGATTATCCTGATGATGATACTACCATGCAGAGGTTCTTAACGCAGGGTGTATTTACCAAAGAGCAGATTCAAAAGGCAATGGACAATACTGATCTGTTGCTGGAGTTTGATGATTACTCTGTTTTGTCAAATGGTGAGCCTAATCCGATTTTTTCAAAGGATATTAAGTTACCTACCTTATATGATGGCAAACACGAGATTGATGGTAAGTTGTTACCCAAGTTGTCACAGGAGGAACGCAATAAAGAATATAGCAAGCTGATCACAAGGCTTTTCAAAGAATATATGGAAGGTGTACCGCCAGAACAATATGACGAATACTTTGAAGGTATTAAGACAGAGGTTCAGGTTATTAAGGACACCAATATGTCAGATTACTTCCTGATTGACTATTATATGGTGAAACGAGCAATCAAAATGGGGGGAGTTCTGACAAATTCCGGGCGTGGCAGTTCAGTTGGCTACTTTACAAATACCCTCCTTGGATTTTCCAAAGTGGATCGCTTTCAAAGTCCCATTAAGCTGTATCCAGAGCGTTTTATCAGTAAGAGTCGTATTCTTGAAACCAAGAGCCTTCCCGATATTGACTTAAATTGGGGAACACCAGATATTGCAGCCGAAGCGCAGGAACAGATTCTTGGTAAAGATCATGCTTATCCCATGATTGCTTTCGGTACGTGTAAGAAAAAGAGTGCATTCAAACTCTATGCACGTGCGCAGAACATGGACTTCGATCTTGCCAATACTATTTCGGCACAGATTGAAAAGTATGATGAAGCCTTGAAATATGCGGATGATGATGAAAAGGATGACATTAACATCTACGATTATGTTGATGAGCAGTATCATTCCTACATTGATGCCAGTAAAAAGTATCAGGGCATTATCATGGATAAGAAGAAAGCACCTTGCGCCTATCTGTTATATAGTGGCAGTATTCGTGAAGAGATTGGCCTAATCAAATGTAAGAGTGAAACAACCAAGAAAGAATATATGACCGCCGTTATTGACGGTGCTATCGCAGAGAATTATAAGTTCTTGAAAAATGATATTCTGAAAGTAGATGTTGTTTTGCTTGTCGATATGATTTACAAGCGAATTGGCATTAAGCCGCATACTGTAAATGAACTGATGGAACTGGTTAAAAATGATCCGCTTGTATGGGGTATCTATGCTAATGGTTATACGATGGGTGTAAATCAGGTCGAGAAAGCATCCACTACCAGAAAGTCGATGAAATATCAGCCTAAAAACGTATCCGAGTTGTCTGCGTTTATTGCAGCTATTCGCCCAGCGTTTAAATCAATGTATTCCAAACTTGAAAATCGTGAAGATTTCTCTTATGACATTCCTGCCTTTGATAAGATTCTTCAAACAGAGGAACTTCCCCAAAGTTTCATTCTGTATCAAGAGCAGACAATGAATACTTTGAACTATGCGGGATTCCCGATTGATGAATGTTATGGAATTATCAAGGCCATTGCCAAAAAGCATCCTGAAAAGGTACGTCCGTTAAAAGAACGCTTTATTAATGGTTTCCGTGACAGGATCATGGAGGAAGGTACGCCAAAAGAAAAGGCAGAAGAGGATGCAGCAAGAGTTTGGCAGATCATTTCTGATTCCTGCGGATATGGTTTCAATTCAGCCCATGCTTACTGTATGGCTTTAGATAGTCTTTATAACGCATATCTGAAAGCCCATTATCCTTATGAGTTTTATGAAGTCTTGCTTCAGACTTATTCCGACAAGGGTAAAAAAGATAAGGTTGCTGAACTTAAACAGGAAATGAGTCGTGCATTCGGTATTATGGAGGGAGAGTATAGATTTGGATTGGACAACAGAAAGTTTGTTGCTGATCCAGAGAACCATACAATCTATCCTTCGTTGCTGTCTATTAAAGGGCTTAGTCAGGGCTGTGCTAATGATTTATATTCGCTTGGTAAAAAGCAATATGATTCATTCTATGAATTATGGAAAGACCTGAAAAAGAAAAAGAATCTGAATAGCGGCAAGATCAATACTCTGATTGAGATTGGTTACTTTGATGACTTTGGTTCTATCGGCAAGATTAAGCGTTTTGTTGAAATTCTTGATAGGCTTTATGGTCGTTCTCAGTTTAGCAAGGCCGATCCTCCGATGGAATTTATCAAGTACATTAAAAAGCATTCAGAAGAAACAGAAAAGCAGTATCGCAAGTTTGATTACGATTCTACTCTACATGAAATCTGGTATGATTTAGATGACGTTGATATTCCGCTTGGCGAACGGTTGAAATATGAACTTGATAATATTGGGTATGTAAAGACTTGTATGCCTGATATGTCGCCTGATTATGCGTTTGTGCAGGAATATGAGTGCAAGTATAAGAATCCAAAGTTGACACTTTATCGTCTGTGTGATGGTACTACAGAAATTGTTAAGGTACGGCGTAAGAAATATGATGAAGCACCGATCTATGTAGGCGATATTATTAAGACTATGGAATGCTCCGAGGAAGGTCGCTGGTCAAAGGATTCAAATGGTGATTGGCAGCAGAGTCAGCACGATAAAGAAAGTATTCTGAAGAAGTGGTCGTTTGTTCGTGAATCGCCAAAGGAGGATTGATCCATGACAGTGCTTGAATTTCTTATGGATGTTAAACGGATTCCATATTGGGATCGCACTCCAGCAATTAGTGATGAAGAATTGGATAAACTTATTGACTTAGCAAAACCCCATGAAATTTCTTTTAGGCAATATCCAATTCTTCAAAGCAAGCCGCCACAGACAATTCCGTGGGCCATGCTTATTCCGCATGAAACACAAGCATGGCTCAATCATCATCAAACTCTTGAAGAATTAGCAAATAGAGGTGGATTAGGTTGGGCAGAAGCACTCGCCATTTTGGAAGATAAGAAATGGCGAGATGCTATTCACAGTGAAAAAGAAGCAGAGCCTATTGTTAAAAGGCTTGTTGCTGAATTTATGAAATTTCAAGAGGGATGAAAATGATTGGCAATTTATTGTTGAGATTTCATGCAAGAAAATCAACTCATCCAATGAAAGATTTCTATTCAAAATCCGATTTTGCTCTTATATTAGCAACGGAAGATGGATATATGGAAAGACTTCCAAGATGGGTATGGTGGTTTTAATAATAAAAAATATAATATGAATATGAATTAAGGAGGACAAATATGAAGAAAATTATTGCACTTATGATTGGTTTAGTGTTGTGTATTAGTCTTTGTGCTTGTACACAGGAAGAAATTAATTATGGAACTAATGCGGGATTTATAGCCATTACAGGAAGGGATTATCTATATTATGATAGCAACACAAAGATTGTTTATGTTATGTATAGTGAAAAGTGTGGTTATGGCGGTTATGGATATATGTCACCTTATTATGCACCGAATGGGTTCCCCTATCGTTATGATGCAAACAATCAAACTTTAATTGAAATTGATGGTGGTGGGATTAGTGGCTAATCTTACAAAATATGAACAAGAGACTATCATCAATTATAACAATGAAGAAAAGACAGCATCTATCTTTACTTATGATAAATCCCTTATAAGAAAGCTGGACAAAAGATTAGCAGATCATCCAGATATTAAGGTGCTTCGGAGAGGTGATGATTGGGCTGAATATAGTTTGCCTAAGAAATGGATAAAGGTTGGATTCCCAAGACAATTATCTGATGAACAAAGGGCAGAAATGGCAAATAGAATGAAAATGGCAAGGAATATATAGTAATGAAAGAAATTATGAAATGCTCAATTTGTAATGCAGAAAATACAAGACAATATTGGACAGAGGAATTTGGTATAGTTGAAGATTATTATTATTGTAATTTTTGTGGGTATTTTCACGAAATGGCATATAGTCCATGTAATGAGGGAATTGAATTAATGAGTAACTTCAAAAAATTCATCAAACAAATAATCATTTTGTTAAAACATTTTAATAATACTCGTAAATATCAGTTCAGTAGATCACATTGTTTTTAGAGAGGTGCAAATGAGAACTAAAAATGAATTGTTTTTGCTTGGTGAAGTATCTATTTTACTTCAGTACCTTTTTATGAGCGAAAAGCATACTATCACATTTAGCAATGGACTTACAAGCCTAAAAATTAGAATGGATGAGAATTTTAATATTAGGTGCAAAAATTTAAACTTTCCTGATGTTTCTGAATGTGATTTTACCGAGCAGATGACACCTTTATATACGTTGGGAGTAATTCAAATCCTTCAAAAAATGCCGCCCGAAGAATTTAAAGACTCATTCAAAAATCGTTGGGATGAAATAAGGCAAATCACATTATCCAATCTTGCCCTAAACAGAAAGTAAGTTAAGCATAATGGCAAGATTCAAAGTAAAAGAAATTGATTGTTATTATCCCTCTGATACAATTTTGAATTTTATTGATTATGCAGAATCTAATTTGCACAACATTGGGCGATATAATGGTTCCTTATCATTGTATCACAAATGCTTATATATTAAGCGAAAGGATTCATTAATGTATAAATATGGGCCAGACCGATTTAGTGACATTCAAAGATTAAAACAATTCATGCGTAGGTGTTATCGAGAAATCAGTTTATGGGGAGAGAAGAATGGAGGTGCTTAATGGGAGAGACTGAAAATACAGGTGTTCTTTATTTGGATGGTAAGCCATTACGTTTAACTGAAATGCCTGAAATTACATTTGACTCATCTATAGATGGAAAAGATATAATTGGTGCATTTTCATGTGATAGAAGTTGTTCATTTACAGCAACATTTAGATATTCTAAAATGAGTCGCAAAAGATTTGTTCGTAACTTAATGAAACAAGGATATTCAAAAAAGGTTGCAAAATGGTTATCGTGGTACTGCAATAAAAAGAGAATCCCATATAGCAAAGCCAATACGCTAATTGCTCTTGGATTATCGGTGAGGTGATTTTATGGAAAGATGGCGAGAAGAAGTTGAATTTGATCCTGAAGCGATGGAACGGATTGTGGATGTAGTAGACCATTATCCTATGTCTTTGCGTGATTGTGCAAGGATAATTGAAGCTGCTGCTTTATTATGCAGACATAAAACGCCTAATGGAGTTATTGCAGAATTAAATAAGCTAACTGAACAATATGGATTGAGGTGATAAATATTTTAGAATTATATAAATACACTGATAAGGAAATTGATCAACTTGTTCGGTCTATTGTAATTCTTACCGATACCAGAGAACAAAAGAATCAGCATATTCTTGATTGGCTTGATAAAAAGAAAATTCCCCATAAAACAAAAGCGTTGTCAAATGGTGATTACAGTTTCTATGTTCCTGCTAATCCTGATCTAAATATTGACCGAGATTTGTTCTTTGATAAAGAAATTATGGTAGAGCGCAAAGGATCACTGGAGGAACTGAGCGGTAACTTTTCGCAGCAAAGAGCAAGGTTTGAAGAAGAAATGGCTACTTATCCCGGCGTAAAGTATTTGTTGATAGAGAATGCAAACTATCAAGATATTGTTACTGGTAAATATGATACTAAGTTTTCATCCAAAGCCTATCTTGCCAGTTTACATACTTTCAATCATCGGTATGGCCTACAAATGATGTTCATGCCCGATCCGCAATATTCAGGGTATTTTCTCTACGGAGTTTTTACCTACTTTTTGAAACAAATTCTGAGATAGGTCTTGACAATAACGGTATATTCAACTACAATAGACGATGAACGGACTTGTAATGTCTGTTCACTAAACAACAAATAACGAGAAAGGCAATAATATATGACATTTTCAAATCAAAAAGAACTTACACACAAATTAAACGAATGTTGTGACGCATATTACAATCGGTCTGATCCAATTATTTCTGATGCTGAATATGATGCTCTGTTTGATAAGCTAAAACAAATGGAGCAAGAATCTGGCATTGTACTAAGTAATTCTCCCACAAGAACTGTTGGCTATGAGGTCAAGAGCAAACTGACAAAAGTAAAACATGATATTCCGCTGCTTTCATTGGATAAGACGAAAAATACTGGTGATCTTATCAAGTTCATCAAAGCAAATCCTTGTCTTATGATGTTCAAGTACGATGGCCTAACAGTAGAATTAATTTATAACGGAGGCAGTTTAGTTCAGGCTTCTACACGGGGCGATGGGTTTATTGGTGAAGATATTACTCATAATGCAAAGACATTTAAAAATATCCCATTGTCGATTCCATATCAGGGCTTTTTACGTGTAGTTGGTGAAGCGATCATTCATAAACAAGATTTCCAAGCTATTAATGCCAATCTTCCTCTTAGTGAAAAGCCATATGCAAATGCTCGTAATCTGGTTTCAGGTTCCGTTCGACAACTGGATAATAAGATTTGCTCCAAACGAAATGTACATTTCATGCTTTGGGATGTTTTAGAAGGTCTGGATAATGAGTGTACCAGTTACCGATATGAAAAGCTGATATATTGTGCAGCTATGGGCTTTGCAAGTCCTAATATGATTGTTTACAAAACTGTGCCTGAGAATCAGCAGCTTGAAGAAGATATTGATACTTTGAAGCAAGAAGCAATCAAAATGGGAATTCCTATTGATGGACTTGTTGTAAAGTATGATAGTATCGAATATTCGCAGCAAAAAGGAGGCACATCACATCATAACAATGATGGCATTGCTTTCAAGTTTGAGGACGAGAGAGAGCAAACTATTCTTCGGGATATTGAATGGTCACTTGGTAGAACAGGCCAGCTTACCCCTGTTGCGATCTTTGATCCTGTAGAACTGGAAGGTACAGTGATTGCAAGAGCCAGCGTACATAACCTAAGTTATCTTAGAGACTTTGATCTGAACATTGGCGATGAGATTGAAGTATATAAGGCCAATATGATTATACCTCAAATTTTCAAGAACCTATCTGCTCAGAAGCGAATTGAAAAATTAGGTGTGCAGCATCCCCAAATTTGTCCCTGTTGTGGTCAGCCAGTTAATGTTGAACACGTCAACAATACCGATACAGTTTATTGTATCAATCCGCATTGTGATGGTAAGAAACTTAGTGCGTTTGAGCATTTTGTAAGTAAACCAGCAATGAATATTGATGGTTTGTCTGAAGCAACGTTAAGTCGTTTCATTGAACGTGGATGGCTTAATACGTTCGCAAATATTTACCACTTAGATCAACATAAGGCAAGTATTGTAAAGATGGATGGATTTGGTACTGCTTCTTATAACAAGTTATGGAATGCCATTGAAAATTCTAAGAAAGTTACTTTTGACAAATTCCTTGTTGCGCTTGGTATTCCGAACATTGGTAAAACAGCAGCTAAATCTATTTCACAGTATTGTCAGGGCGATGTTGGGCAATTTGAATACTTACTTAATCAAGATTTTGACTGGACAACGCTCGATGATTTTGGTCAGGTAATGTCTGATAGCATTAAGCAATGGTTCAAAGATACCATCAATACAACAACATATATCAATTTGCTTAATGTTATTCAAATCCAAAAGTCTGAGATGAAAGAAATTCAGGATTCTTCCTTTGCTAATAAAGTAGTGGTTGTCACGGGTACGCTCCAGCACTTCACACATGATTCAATTACTGCAAAGTTGGAAGAACTTGGTGCAAAAGTTTCTGGATCGGTTTCAAAAAAGACTGATTATCTGATTGCTGGTGAAAAAGCTGGATCAAAATTAGCAAAAGCACAGCAGTTTGGAGTGAAAATTCTAACAGAGGATGATTTTGTAAATATGATTTCGGATTAAAATTGAAACGGGACGTGCATCAACACGTCCCATCCCAAATCATTCTTCAGTTTTCGCCGCTTTCTTGCTGATTGCCTTATCAAGCAGAGCATCAATTTCTTCATCCGTCAACCCTGCTTCTCTGGCTTTAGTAATAAGCATCTTTGTTTTAGCAGCCTTAGAAGTACGAGGCTTGGGATTCAGAATAGCCGCTTTCTTTGCCTCCAGCTTTTGAATTGCTTCTTTATGAGATTTGATCTTTTCGTCAATTTCGGAAACTCGTTCTTCAGCAGAACGGCGAACAAGTTTTCTTTTCTCCGCAGTTTCAGCCATAGATATTCAACTCCTTTGCTTAATTTGGCAAAGTTATTATAACACATAGAATTCTCATTGTAAACATGAAAGGTGAAATTAAATGGGAGATTATATTTATATGAACAAGGACTTGATTAAAATGCAGTCTCGTCCGTTCAATACAAAACTCCAAGTGACAACTGCAAAGTTCCTTGAGTTTTGCCAAAAGACTGAATATAATGTTTCCCTCTCATTTTCGGGGGGGGCAGATAGTTCAGTTTTGTTAGATATGTTTGCAAAGTTTTGGTCATTACATCGTGATCAGCATGATAATAAACCATTGACTGTTATTTATGCTAATACCAGTAATGAGTTTGCATCTATGCCAAAACACGTTAAATTCTTTTGTGAATATATTGAACAGAAATATAATATAACGATTGATTTACATATTGTACGAAGCAAAACTACTTTCTTTGATGTGGTTAAAACAGAGGGGTATCCTGTAGCCAGTAAAAAAATTGCTCGTATGATCCGTGATGTTAGGGACTATTTTGCAGAACACGATATTAAATATTCTGATATTGAACCTCATTTAGATCAGGGCGTATCAACTGCCAACTATTTAAGAGAATTACAATTCCCTGCAACTATCATTTTGCGATTGTCTGGATATACAAGAGAAAATCGCATATGTAAAACATGGTCTATTCCTAAAAAATGGAGATTTTTAATTGAGGCTCCATTTCCGATAAGCGAACATTGTTGTGATATTTTGAAAAAGCAGCCTATTAAGTTAGTGCAGAAAGAAGTTCAGGCCAATCCAATCTACGGTACTTTAGCAGAGGATAGTCAAATGCGTAAAGATGCTTATTTGAAAACTGGATGCAATGCCTTTAAGGATGGACATGGTAAATCAACACCTATGGGATTTTGGACACGGCAGGATGTTCTTCGATACCTCTATGATTTTAATATTCCTATCGCCTCGCCCTATGGAAGTATTGCGAAACTGGATAATGGGCAGTTTGAATTTACAGGCGAACATAACACGGGTTGCAAATTATGTTTGTTTGGTTGTCATCTGGAACATGAGCCAAATAGGATTCAGCGATTGGCAACGATTGAACCAAACACATATAAGTTTGTAATGAAAAGTAGAGAAGAAGGAGGACTTGGTTATCGTGAAGTAATGGATTATTTAGGTATACCGTATGAAACGACAGACAACAAATAATAAGAAAGGAAATTAGAAATGAATCGTAAGCAAAAGCAAAATGAGCAGAAGCCAAAAGGAGAAAACAAAAAGTGCTGCATGGAATGCGGATCGTCCAGTGGTACACTACACAAGATTAAGAAACCTAATGGTAAGAAGGGTTATCTTTGCGGATTCTGCTTCGATGCTTACAGAGAACATGGCAATTAACTTTGGCAAAATAACGATATAATCAATAACAAGGAGGAATTACATGAAGATTATTTCACCCAGCTTTGAAATTATTACCCTCATTGATAGTACAGAAATTCTAAAGACGATTGAGAAAGTCGGACGCACTTGTTATAAGAGCGAAGATAAGATTACAGAAGATTCATGTCGTGGTTTTGTACAGCGAATTATCAAGAGCGGTCATGAGGCTGTAATTGAACATTACAATGTGACAGTTCGGCTTACCAATGATCGTGGTGTATCTCATGAAGAAGTTCGTCATCGTATTGCCAGCTTTGCACAGGAGTCTACCCGTTACTGCAACTATAGCAAGGATAAGTTCGGTAACGAGATTACATATATCGACATTAAGGGCGGTATGGAACTCGATCCCAAGGTTAGCCAGCTTGACGCAAAAACATTTACCGCAATTTATGACGAGTGGATTCAGGCTTGTATTGATGCAGAAAAGCATTATAACCGAATGATTGAACTTGGTGCTACGCCGCAGATCGCACGTTCTGTCCTTAACAATTCTACCAAGACTGAAATCTGTATCACAATGAATCTTCGTGAGTGGCGACATTTCTTCCGTCTGCGCACTTCTCCCGCAGCACATCCGCAAATGAGAGAAATTGCAATTCAGCTTTTGAAGGCATTTAAGATGATGATTCCTGTTGTTTTCGATGACATTTATCAGGAGTATTTGGAGAGTGCCAAGAAGGACTAATAGAATTATTGATTGTGGTGATTACTGTAAAGTTGAACTGTATTATCCACATTCAAGTTCTGTTTGTGACTATGCACTAATTTCAAAATCTGATTTAACTCTTGTAAGACAAATCTATTGGCGTAAGACGGAGTATGGATATGCCAGAGGCAAAAATCCATTGACACGAAAAGATATATTACTTCACAAGTACATAACACAAACATCAAAAGAAACAGTAATTGACCATATTAATCGAAACAAATTGGATTGCAGACGTGAAAATATGCGCATTGCTGATAGCCAGATCAATTCTTTAAATCGCAATGCGCCATGCAATTCCACCACTGGATATAAAGGTGTTTCGTTTGATTATAGAACAGGAAAGTTTAAAGCCTATGTAAAAGTCGATAGAAAACAGATTAATCTTGGCCTCTTTGATACTGCTGAATTAGCATATCAAGAAAGAACTATTTATGAACAACTTCTCATGAGTATCATGACAAGAAAATGTAAGGGGGTTTGATATGAAAGTAATTTGTATTTCCGGGAAAGCACGTCATGGCAAAGATACTTTGGCTGGCGTTTTGAAAAAGCATCTGGAGGATCATGGGAACCGTGTATTAGTCACTCACTTTGGCGATCTGGTTAAATATATCTGCGAAAAATTTTTTGATTGGGATGGACAGAAAGATGAAAAGGGCAGAACACTTCTTCAGTATGTTGGTACAGATGTTGTACGAACACAGGAGCCTAACTTCTGGACAGATTTCATCAAGAAGGTTTTGACACTGTTTCCTGATGAATGGGATTATGTTCTGATTCCCGATTGCCGTTTTCCCAATGAAATTGAATGTTTTAAGGATGGTAATTTTGATGCACACCTTGTAAGAATTACCCGCCCGAATTGTGATTCTGGTCTTACAGAGCAGCAGTTAAATCATCCTTCTGAAACAGCAATGGATAATTACCATGCAGATTACTATATCATTAATGATTCTACATTGGACAATCTTGAAGCACAGATTCCAGAGATTCTAAAAGCTATCGGAGGTTAAAATGTCAGATAAAAAGATTGTTCTGTGTGATGCAGATGATACCATTGAAAATCTGTGTGAAACATGGGTGAATTATCTGAATTGCCGATATGGAACAAAAGTAGCTGCTGATGATGTTGTCGATTGGGATGTAAGTAAATTTTTCCCTGAATTGACTAAGGATCAAGTCTATGCTCCTATATATGATAAGGAATTTTGGAAACTCATTCTTCCAATCAAGGGATGTTATAAAGTCCTTAGTGAAATCAATAAAAAGCATGATTTGTATATTGTAACAGCTACGAATTATCAAACTTGCGATACAAAAGTTGAACGTATTATTGTCGATCTGTTTCCGTTTCTTCAGTGGTCACAATTCATTATTGCTTCTAAAAAGCAACTTGTGTACGGTGACTATTTGATTGACGATGGAGTACATAATTTTGATGGCGGTCACTATAAGGGAATTCTATTTGATCGCCCACATAATCGCTTATTTGATGCAAAAGCTGCTGGCCTAACCCGTGTTCATACATGGGATGAAATTGGCAATATCTTATTGTAATAAAGGAGTAATTCAATGGTTGTAATTAAACGTGATGGCAGAGAAGTTGAGTTTGATAAAAGAAAAATCAGCAATGCAGTTTTGAAAGCAATTATTGAGGTAGATGGTGAAAGCACACTTGATACAGAAAGAATTGCTTACGATATTGCAGATCGTATTGAAGAAAAGAGTAAAGATGCTGCTTTGACTGTTGAGCAAATTCAGGATATGGTCGAGGTTCAGCTTATGCTTAGTTATCGTAAAGATATTGCAAAAGCATATATCTTGTATCGTAATGAAAGAACCAAAATCCGTGATAGAAATAGTAATCTTGTTAAGAATATTATGGTAAGGGCTGATTCAAAAGTCAATTATCGGTCTAATGCAAATGTTGATGAATCGTCATTCTCTGGACGTGAAAAAGAGGCTTCTGCCGATATTGGTAAGATGATTGCGCTGGATTTTGATGGTCTTTCTCATGATGTTGCCGAAGCACATAAGTCAATGCTGGTATATCAGCATGATCTTGAAAAGGCTATTTACGGTATTCATAACTGTCTTAATCTCAATTTCCAAGAGATTTTTAACTATGGTTTCCGTACACGTAATGGTGATGTAAGACCGCCTTCCTCTTTTAGTACAGCTTGTCAGTTGGTTGCGGTTGCTTTTCAGTGTCAAAGTCAAGTGCAGTTTGGCGGTGTCGGTAGCATTCATCTGGACTATGATCTTGCTCCGTTTGTTACTAAGAGTTTCGTAAAGAAATATATCTTTGCACTGATTAAAGCCAGTGACGAGTTCTCTGATACAGATTTTGTAAATCTGAATGAGGAACAGTTGGATGCTTTTATTGATGAAATGACACCTATTATGCTGGAGCGTAATAGTCTGTCCAGAGAAGATATTTTCCTTGATAATAAAGCCAATCTCGACAAGAGAATGTATAATCAAGCCTATTTTGACTTGATGTGTGAAGGTAAACAAGCGGCTCAAGGTCTGTATCATAATCTTAATACACTTGAATCTCGACAGGGTTCACAAGTTCCATTTACAAGTATCAATCTCGGTAGAGATACCAGTACAGAAGGTAGACTTGTTACAAAGTGGATTATGGAGGCCAGCATTGACGGTATTGGGCAACATCATCTTACAAGTATTTTCCCCATTAGCATTTTCCAGTATAAGGTAGGGGTTAATGCAAATCCGTCCGATCCCAACTATGATTTGAAGCAATATGCTCTTAGGTCGATGAGTAAGCGTATTTATCCTAATTGGTGCAATGGAAATTGGTCACAGGCACACGAAGATGAAAATAATCCAGATACGTTCTTTGCGACTATGGGATGCCGAACCTTAATTGGATATGACCGTCATGGGCTTGGATATATTCGACAGGGACGTGGTAACAATGTTCCCAATACAATTATCCTTCCGAAGCTGGGTATCGAATTTGGTATTTGTCTTGGTAGGCGTGATAAACCTGATCTGGATGGATTCTGGAAGGCTTTTGAGGAAACTTTGCAGTTGACAGAGCGTGGGCTTCTGGAGCGATTTGAAATCATGGTACGGCAATCTCCTAAGTCAGCACCATTCATGTATCAAAACAATACTATTCAGGATGCAAGAAACTGTGAAGAGAATGTGTTTAATGCGCTGAAACATAATACATTGGCGATTGGCTATCTTGGTATTGCCGAAATGTGTCAGGCCCTTTTTGGTAAGAATCATGTTCATGATGAAAATGTTCATGCCTTTGCTTTGTCTGTTGTCAAGCGCATTAATGAGTATGCTGCTGAAGCGTCCGAACGTAACAATTTGAATTTCTCTTGCTATGCCACTCCAGCAGAAGGACTTTGCCGTACCGCATTGATGGGGCTTCGTGAGCAGTATGGTGTTATTGAAAACGTTACCTCCCATGAGTATTTGACAAATTCACATCATGTTCCTGTTTGGGAAAAGGTTTCTATTCAGGATAAGTTACGGTGTGAGGCTCCTTTCTGTAAATACCCTACTGGCGGTTGTATTACATACGTTGAACTTGATAGCACATTTGTAAAGAATACTAAGGCAGTAGAGGACATTATTGATTATGCCTTTAAGGATTTGGATATTCCATATCTGGCATTTAACTTCCCGATTGATAGCTGCTTAGATTGTGGGTATCAGGGTGAATTTAATGATGCCTGTCCTCAGTGTGGAAGTCAGAACATCCAGCAGCTTCGCCGTGTGACTGGCTATCTGACAACAGACTATCGTAATTTTAACGATGGTAAGCAGCGGGAAGTGCTTGATCGTGAACAGCATAGTAAATATACTCCACAAATCAATCAAGGATCAGATGAGTCTTAATTGGCGATACGCTGGTATTGAATATGATGATATAGCAAATGGTATTGGCCTTGGGGCAGTTTTCTTCACACAGGGCTGTCCCCACCAATGCCCCGAATGCCATAATCCTCAAACGTGGAGTAGGGATGGTGGAGAACAGTTTACGGATGCTGTATTAGATCAGCTTTTGCAATACTATTATGATATTCCATATGCCAGTAGATTAACCCTTTCAGGCGGCGATCCTTTAGCAAGTCCTGAATTAACCTATAGTATCATTTTCAAATTTAAAACTATTTTCCCACACAAAAAGGTTTGGTTATATACAGGTTATCTTTTTGAGGATTTTGCCTTTAATACTTCAGCAACAGAAATAGATTCTTTAATTCAAAAGATTATTCGGTTGTGCGATGTAGTTGTTGATGGCGAATTTGAAATTGATAAGCGTGACATAACTTTACAATTTATGGGTTCCAGTAATCAAAGGATTATTGATGTGCAGAAATCTTTAAAAGAAAAGCAAACGGTTCTATGGAAGGAGAATTGATATGATGTTGAAAGATTTGCATTCTAAACCATTGTCAGAAATTATTGAACAAATGGATATGGTTGATTTAAAAGTACATTCCGACAACAACGGTGTAATCAATAGCATCGAAATTAAGTATGCAGCACAGCAAAAGGTAGATAAAGAAACTACTTGGAGGAAATAATGAGAGTAGCTATTATTGATGCAGACTTAATAGGACGCAAAAAGCATAGATTTCCAAATCTTGCTTGTATGAAACTTTCTGCATACCATAAAATCGGGGGGGGCAGACGTTTTTCTAAAAACAGATTATGACAATCTTGAATCATTTGACAAAGTTTTCATTTCTAAAGTTTTTACTGATACACCTATTGATGATAAAATCTTACATCTTGAAAATGTTCAATATGGTGGAACAGGATTCTTTTATGACTTGGCTCCAAAACTTCTTGATGAGATTGAGCATATATTCCCTGATTATCATTTATATGATGATTGGGTAAACAAGCAAATTGAAAACGGTATAAAGCCAATAAAGTTGAAGTATTATACAGACTATTCTATAGGTTTTATGACCAGAGGATGCTTTAGGCAATGCCAGTTCTGTGTAAATCGAAATTATAAAAAAGTATCTGTACATAGTCCACTTATAGAATTTTATGATCCAACAAGACCAAAAATTTGTTTGCTTGATGATAATTTCCTTGGGTTTTCATGTTGGAAAGAATTGCTTTTAGAATTACAGTCTACTAACAAACCATTTCAATTTGATCAAGGATTAGATGAAAGGCTTTTAACACAAGAGAAATGCGAAGTACTTTTCAAGAGCAAATACGATGGTGATTATAAATTTGCCTTTGATAATGTTGCAGATGCAGAAGTAATTGAAAGAAAGCTAAAATTAATTAGAGAATATACAAACAAAAGTATAAAATTCTATGTGTTTTGCGGCTTTGATCGTAATGATATTTGGGATGATTCTTTTTGGAGACAGGATATATTAGATATAATGACTCGTATTGAAATTTTGATGAAATATCATGCGTTGCCATATATCATGCGTTTTATAAAATACAAAGAAAGTCCATATGAAAAATTGTATACTGAAATCGCTCGTTGGTGCAATCAGCCAGCATTTATCAAAAAGAAAAGTTTTCATGAATTTGCTCAAATACGTGAAGGAAGTATTAATTGGCGAACAATGCTAAAAGCTGAATCTGAAATTGAAGGACTTACAAAATATTTTGAAATGAAATGGGAGGGTAACTAATGCTTGTTGTAAATCTTTTTGGTGCGCCCGGAGCAGGGAAGTCTACTGGTGCAGCGTATATCTTTTCTCGCCTGAAACTTGCTGGCATTAATGCAGAACTGGTTACTGAATTTGCCAAGGATAAGGTATGGGAGGAAAGCAAGGCAGTATTCCAAAATCAAGCATATATTTTCGGAAAGCAGTATTTCCGTATCAGTAGGGTACAGGACAAGGTAGATGTGGTTATTACCGATTCACCGATTTTGCTGTCGCCGTTCTATACCGATGACCCTGTGCTTGGCGATGAGTTTGATAAGCTGGTCACAAAGGTATTTAACTCTTATGATTCCTTTAACGCATTTATCAACCGTGTAAAGCCTTATAATGTTGCTGGCAGATTCCAGACAGAGCAGGAGAGTGATGAACTGGCTAAGAAGCTGCTGGCTTTCGTTACGGCACATGGCGTTACTTGTAGGTATTATGATGGTGATGTAAGGAGTTATGATGTACTTGTTGCTGATATTCTTGAAAGACTTAGATGCCCCGGAAGGAGTTTCGGGACTGTTTAACATTCAAATAACGATTTAATCAATAAAAGGAGTTGCTATGAGAACAAATAAAAAGAACCCGTGTGAAGGTTGCCACTACTGGAGATACTTGTATCCTTGTAATGCTTGTCACTATATGTATGTTACTGGACATAGCCGTGGTTGTGAAGCTGGGGCAAATTGTACTCGTAGAAAACCAATGAATAAAGAAGAAATGAAAAAAGAAATTCCAGCACTTTTGAAGATGGGAGATTACGATGGAATTTATTGATTGTAAAGCAATAGCAGACAAATGGAAAGGCGAAATAAGAGCCACTGGTGTAAATGCTTGTTTGTATGTAATTTCGGCTGGTGATGATCCTGCGTCAGCCGTATACATCAAAGGCAAATTAAAAGATGCTGAAGATATTGGATTCAAATGCGTACATAAACATATCGAGGCAAATAATCGAGATCAGCTTCTTATGAAACTAATTCATTTACTTGATGAATTACGGTACAGTATGAGCGTTGATGGTGTCATTGTTCAACTGCCATTACCATTTAATATAACATTCAATGATATTAAATCTTATCTTGCTGAAGAAAAAGATGTAGATGGTTTCTTGGCAGATTCTCCGTTTGATCCATGCACACCAGATGGGATAGTACAAATGCTGAAAGAAATCAATGTTGATATTGATGGCAAACTTTGTGTTATTGCTGGTAGGAGTAGTATTGTAGGCAAGCCATTGGCAGAGATGATGACACGTGAAAATGCAACAGTGGTTCTTTGTCATTCTCATACTCCAGCAGCCCTTTTGGATCAACTTGCACATGATGCAGATATTTTCGTAAGTGCTGTTGGTCAGAAAGACTTTATTGACAGCAGCAAATTTAAGGATGGGGCAGTTGTAATTGATGTTGGTATCAATCGAACTGAGCAGGGGATTTGTGGCGACATAACTATCAATCCAAATTCCAATAACATTCTTATTACACCAGTCCCCGGAGGGGTTGGCCTACTGACACGTGCAATGCTTATGAAACATTTGTTGGTGGCCTATCAAAAATATCATATTTGGAGGCAGACACGATGAATAAATTTGAACTTATTTCTAAGACAGAATATGACAAAGTAGTTGCTGAAGAATTTAATGCCAAAAACGGTGTGCTTGGATTTCAGTCCTATGACCAGCTTCAGGTTCCTAAGAGGGCTACAAAGGGGAGTGCTGGATATGATTTTATTTCCCCTATCTCATTCAAGCTGAAGCCGGGGCAGACAATTAAAGTTCCCACCTGTGTAAAGTGCTGCCTTAGTCTTGGTAATGTCCTTATGCTGTTTCCCCGTAGCAGCTATGGATTCAAGTACAGGATGCAGCTTGACAACACTGTTGGCATTGTGGATCAGGACTACTACAACAATGAGAGTAATGAAGGGCATATCTTCATTAAAGTCACCAATGATAGTAAGTCTTGCAAGACATTGGAGGTTAAGGCAGGGGACGCTTTTGCTCAAGGAATTATCATGGCACACACAATTACAGATGATGATAATGTAGTTGCTACACGCACTGGCGGCATTGGAAGTACATCAAATAACTAATTGAGGTTTTTATGAAATTTATCAAGAATTTACCGTGGGGCGCAATTACAGCTTTCATAATTGTTCCCGTCATTGGAATTTGCTTGATATGTTGGCATACGGCATGGGAACATGACTATTTTGGTGATGGCTCATGCCATGCTTGCCAAACTGGGCATTATGAACTGTTTGATATTGAGCATACAAGAAACGGTTGCGATTTTTATTATTATCGTTGTAATGAATGCCATGATATTGAAAGATATGAAAGCTATCAGGGAGGATGACAGATGACAAAAGGATCTTTTATCTACATAACCGAACTATATTCATCCAACTGCTTATTTGAAGCGATTAAGGCCAAAATAAAAAATCCATCCAGTGTTACTATTTATTTTTGCAAACCAAGAATTACAGAAAACGGTAATTTCCAATGGTTACATTTTATGTGGGCAGATCAAAACTACAGTTACGATTTTTCAGATAATGAAGAAACTGAATTGCCGTGGTATCGTACATTCTGGTACAAAGGACGTATTAGGCAATTCAAAAAATGTTTTGCAAAACGATACTCTGATTATCGAAACAAAAGGAGATAACCATATGAAAATGAAACACAAATTTTATATATGGCTTTTCTGCATTGTAATCGTTATTAATGTTTGTTGGCAATTACTTGAACTGTTAATTTATGGCGAAATTCAGCCAAGAATTGTTGATAACATTGTTGGTTTACTTTGGACTGAAGCAATCTGTTTTGCATATAAGTTCAAAGAACTTGAATTAAAGCGAATGCTGAAGAAATACAACAAAGTTCAAATTAATGCGACATGGTGGTTAAGAAAACCGATTCCTCCAGAAATGTATACTGGTTATGCAAGTGATCGTATTTGGTTGCAATCTGAATATGAACTTGGGAATAAAGGAGGATTTACCGAAACATGAGTGATAATAAGAATGGTTTGTGTGGTGTATATAAACCTACAGGTATTATTTCTGCATCATCAAATATAGTTGAAATTATTGGCGGTGCTGGCCTTGAATTTGCATTCAAAGACTTAAACATGGATGCTAAATGTACATATAAAAGTGAACAACTTCCATTTCATGTAGAAGTATGGGAAGTTTCAGCCAATGATTTTAAAACGCTTTGTGATTATCCCGATGAAGAATGGAAAGACGTATGGGGTTGGTGGCGGCAAGGTCATTGTGTATATCATGGCAATATTTATAACGACTATATTGTAAATGGTAAAATGATGTATGGATATGAACCAGCAGAATGTGAAGATTATGAGCAGCAACCATATGACAGTTTTTATAATTATTTTCGTCATGTTCACAATTTAAGTACATTCTATAATTTCTGCTATTTTGCAATTAGCCTCGCCGATGATAACAGGATGAAAGTTTCTGAATTTCTCAAAGAATATCAACCTTGATTGGAGGTGTAAATGGAAACGAATGAATTTGTTGCAAAAATTCCATTTTGGGAAAAATATACTTTGTCAATAGAAGAAGCCGCTCAATATTTCAGAATCGGAAGAGACAAATTGAAAAAGATTATTAGCGAGAATCCAGACGCAGACTTTATTTTATGGAATGGAACTCGTTCACAAATCAAACGTAAGAAATTTGAAAACTACATTGATAAGCTAAATGTAATTTAAGAGTTGCTTCAGGACTTCCGATGTGGTATAATTAAGCATCGGAAGTCTTTCGCATTTTGGAAATAGAAAGGAGTGTAAAATGTCCGAAAAGCGAAAAGACAACAAAGGCCGAATTTTGCGAAACGGCGAAACACAACGCTCCGATGGAATGTATATGTATCGCTATAATGACGCTGGTGGTGTACGGCGAACAATTTATAGCTGGCGACTTGTTGAGACAGATAAAATTCCTCCACGCAAAAAATCATGTGAACCATTAAGAGAACTTGAAAAGCAATTAGAACGTGACACAGACGATGGTATACAATCTTTCGTTGCTGCAAAGAAAACTGTAAATGACTTTTATGAAAAGTATATGGGCATGAAGAAAGAATTAAAACCGTCAACACGATCTACCTATGCCAGTACGTACAACAAATATGTGAAAGATAAATTAGGCATAAGAACTATTGGATCAGTCAAATACAGTGATATTAAGAAATTCTATTTGTCAATGTACTATGATGATGACCTAAAGCCTAATACAATTCATGCCGTCAATACGATCCTGCATCCAATTTTTACTCTTGCTGTACGTGATGGCTATATTAGATCAAACCCGGCCTACCAAGTATATGCTGAATTGAAAAAGCAAAATGCTTGGGGTCAAGAGAAACGTCATGCTCTTACAGAGCAACAACAATCAGCTTTTGTTGAATACATTCGCAATTCACCCAAGTATCGTAAATGGCTTAATATGTTTACTTTGTTCTTGGGTACTGGTTGCCGGGTAGGTGAAATCCTTGGTTTACGGTGGGAAGATTGTGACTTTACAGAAAACATCATTTCCATCAATCATAATCTGGTTTACTGCAAAGCTGATAACGACAAAAAGTTTAGGTATTACATTTCCACACCTAAAACTAAAGCCGGGGAACGTGTCATTCCAATGTTAAAGGAAGTTCGCAGAGCATTGATGGAGGAACGGATTACTCAAATGCAAACTGGGTTTAACCAAACTGTTATTGATGGTTATTCTGGATTCATTTTTCAAAACAGAAATGGTGGTATGCGTAAGCCGACTGAAATCAACAAAGTCATCAACAGGATCATCGCTGATTACAATGCTGAAGAAACCAATCAAGCCAAAAAAGAAAAGCGAGAACCTATTCTGCTCCCGCATTTTTCTGTCCATAATTTACGGCACACTTTCTGTACCAGATTTTGTGAGAATGAAACTAACCTCAAGATCATTCAAGAAATCATGGGACACGCTAATATATCTACTACAATGGACATTTATAATGAAGCTACACAGGAGCAAAAGAAAGCCAGTTTTGCTAATCTGGAGGGCAAGATTATGATTGGTTAACACAGCAAAATCCTACACCAAATTATACACCAGTTCGTCAGATATATTTAGTTGCTTTTAGTAACTTTTAGGTAGAAGCAAAAAGAAAAGCTGCTGAATCAGCAACTTATAGCAACAAATAGTTAGATATAGGAAAAAGTTATTTAATCTTCAAGATAGAGGAACACTTTTTGGGAATGTGGTCAAAAAATGTATACAATGCAGCAGAACGAGCGAAAAGCGCAATAATATCGTCAAAAAGTTCAAATACTCTGCATCGTACTTTGAACTTTACACCAAGTTTACACCAAATGAAAAAGACTTCCGATGTGGTTTTCAAATTTCTTACGAACCGTAAAAAATAGGGGTATAGGTGTTAAACCTATACCCCCTAAATTAATTTTATCTACACTTATACCTCTTGAATTTCATTGTGGTTTTCCATCCACTCTTTATATGACCGTTTAATATTGGCGATTGCTAATACAGCACGATTGTTTTCATATTCAGGATGTTCCTTACAATGATTTTCATAATAGTCGATTGCTGTAATTGCCTCAATATAATCTTCCATAGTATGTGGTAAATCACGAAGAAGCTCACGATTAAAGCGCAGAATTTGTGTGCGGCGAAGATCAGCAGTACGTTTATCATCGGTATAAATATGTTCATCAAGTCGTTTTCTTGTTTCTGCTTGAGCTGTTTCCATTTTATCTAATTTATCTATTACATCTTTATTGATGATTTTCCCTAATGCCCGTCCAAGCGATGACCAGGGATTAAGTTTAATTTTAGACACTTCTAAGAATGTTGAGAGAATAGCAACGACAATAACACAATAGCTGACCAGTTGCCCAAGTTGAATATCTGCAACTTTTTCTAACATTGGATCACCTGCCTTTCTCTAATCTTTCTCATTCAGAGTCCGTAGAAATTTCAGTGCTAACTTCTGGAGCAGCTACTTGGTTTGCATCGTAAATAGTAGTGCTTTTTACGATAGTTACACCACTACCCTCAACGACCTCAATGGCATCCTGAACATTTTCGATTGCATTTTTAATACTTTCAGCATCAATCTTGCCCTCAGTAACAATATAAGTAACAACAGACATAACAGACACAACAGCACCAGCGACAGTGCTAATGACGGTTTCATCTAATCCAAAAACCATTGCTAAACCAGCCACAACACCCGCTACAGCAGCCCATAATTTACGACTCGACAACTTACGTACCATGTTATTCATAATCAACCTCCTTAAATTTGTGGACTTTCTTCAAAGTCATTCTCTACAAAACCAGCAGCTTCAGCAGCGGCAAATTTAATTCCTACACCGTTAGCACCTGTGTTTTCGTGTTCACTCTTACGTACAATACTGTTCAATACAATACTTGCCGCTGTACCCATTGGAGCAAATACAGCAGTATAACACGCCAAAGCACCCATGTACTGATACTCAATACTTTTTAACGCAAGATAAAACCCACCCACAAGACCAGCACATAAAAATGCCATAATCAAAAGGGCGAGTAGGTTTGTAAATCCGATATGAAATCTTTTTTTGCGTCTACGTTTGGTTTTCTTTTTTCCCCGCTCTACCCTAATGATCATAATTTACACCTTACCAATCATTTTAGCAAAGCGATAGAACAATGCCGCTGCCTGTTCACGTGTCAACTGATCTGCCCACATATAGTTAGGTGTGCCGTCAGACAATGTACCACCGCCAGCAATTAATCCACAGCTAATTGCCCAATCACGTGCTTCTTGACTCCACGTACCGCAATCATTATCTTGCAATTCCTTACGCTGTTCTGCCATAACATTTTTACAAATTTCCTTAACCTGTGCTTCAGTCATATCATCATCCTCCATTTCATTTGTTGTTTGTTGATCAAGTAGAGCAGCTACATCATTACGAACGTCATTCATTGTTTTACCGAACTTCGGGAACCAATGTAATACGTCACCATGATTAGAACCTAACCCAAGCTGATAACTGTCTTGATGACACAAAATTGTTGGTACATTGATTTTCCCATACTTAACAGTTCCATGCGGATTAATGTTAAACATTTTACAAAGATAAGCTGTAATTTCACACGCTTCTTTATAAACCTTATTAAAATAGTCCCGGTCATTCAAAGCATCTTCACAAATTTCAAACTGAATCCAATTATCGTTACAAGAACCATACTGTCCACTGGCACAGCCCCAAGGCCGATAGTTCCAAGGCATTGTTTGAATCGTAGTCACTGATCCATCGGCAAGTTTACCAATCCAACAATTCAACCCGGCCTGTATAGATACATGATTCCAGTCATTTCCGTTAGTGTTCTTTCCAAGTAACTGCATTAACTGAGCATAGTTCGGATCATCAGCACTTGGTTGAACATATCGCCGCAGATTAGGATTATTGGCTCCTGTACTATGCCACAGAACTCCCTTTACTTCCATAATTCTTGTCTGTTTATAACAAGTGCTATTTGTCATCATACATTGGAGTGGTTTATTCTTTTCCGAGTATTTCATCAAACTCCCTCCTTGTCTTGTAGTTATAACATATTCGTCATAGTAATTCTGACTATATGCAGCACGTTTAGTCTGAACTTCTTCACTTTGATTTGCTGGTCTTTCATAATTCAACAACATTGCATTAGAAGCCTGTAACACAGAAGTTGCAGTTTTTAAAACATTTAATACAGCAGGATAACTTGTACATAATTCTTGATAGAAGAATTCAAGTTGTGCTTCAGTATCACCAATAGATACCTTTCTTTCTTTTGCAAGATTTAAATAATTCTGTTTACGACTCCAATATGTCAACTGGAACAATCCATATCCTGCTCCATCGTGAACAAAATTCGTATATGTGCCGTTATCAACTGCATCAGTATATTGCTGATCCGTCATGCCAAATTTCTTTTCAAAGGTGTTTTGTAAATTCTTTGGATTCAAACCAGATTCAGCGAATATATTACCCAACACTCCAGCGATACCAAAATCATTTAAACCTTTACTTCTAAGAAAATTTATAATTTGCTCAATAATTGTTGCACCAATTAAAGCCATCACATCACCTCCAACTCAAATTAACTGATAATGTGGCCTTTCTTCACTAAAAAGCCAGTATCGCAAATAATCATCAACGATAATTGCTATAGCAGATAAAATAATCCAAGCAAAGAAAAATGGCAAACAAATCTGTCCCCAAAGATTAAACGGCATATTAGAATAATCCCATATATTCAGACCAAGTTTGAGGTTTAATACACAACCAGAAGCCAATTCCATGAACGTTACAAAACAGGCTCCAATAATTGATTGCTGAACAATTCCTAATGTCCAAGGAAAGTATTCGTTAATTGCTCCAATGCCAATAAAGCAGATACCACCGACAAAGAACATTGATATATGGCTATATCCACGCCAAAGTATTTCAATACAAAAATAGGTCATGCCACCGATTAACAGTAGCACGACCATCTTTAAAGCATTTTTATTTTTCATTTTGCACCTACCAACTTTGAAATGTATTGGAGATCGAATAAAGGCGCATTATAAAATTCATAGTTCCAAAGCCAATGATCGGCAAAATCAGAACGCTTATATTTTTGACATACAGGATCGGCCCAAACTTTGTCCCATCTTTCTTGATATGTAATATCATATTCTTTCCGCTCCAGACGCTTGATAATTGTTTGTGTTAAGCGGCCTCTCTCCAGCCCATTACCATCATCATTTTGCGAAAAATAGTCAAAAGCATCCTGACTTGCAACAAAGCAAATAATTCCTTTATCACAAACAATATGACTGTTTACAGCAATACACTCTGTTCCATAAGGAATGTTTACATTGCCACACTGAGCCAATTTCTTATATCGTTTTGTCACAACATATTTATTATAAATTTGCATTCACACAATCTCCTTTTATTTTTAGTCTTTAATGTTTACTGAACCACCAGAAAGTGTAGTAAGAATTTTCCGAATCTGTGCCTGTGCTGTTACAATATTTTCCTGCATTATAGCAGCCAAATCCTGCGGTAATTCCATACCATAAGTAATACCAGCCAAAGTTTCAACATCATCTGTCCGATTTACCAAAACACGAAGCATATTATTATATGTAGTGTGATATGTAATCATAGACTGAGCAGCAACATAAATTGCTACAATATCATTCTTAGTGTATGTAGTACACTCTTTACCATCAGCATGATACGGATATTCCTCTACACCAGCCATTACCGAATAAAACATATTAGTAATATTATTCTGGTCATAGCTATCCAAAGAAAAGTGTTCGGTAGTATCTCCGCTATTAGATGTTATTACATCAACACCAGCCTCGATTGCATTATTGCAGACATTACGAAGTTCATTTAATTTACCTGTTCGCAGCAAAGTCATAGTCTCATCTGTAACAGGATTTTCCTCTGTAGTAGGAAAGATGGTCAAATAATCAGCAACAGTAATTTTACAATTTGCCAGCAATTCATCAACCTGTTCCTTACACCACAAAGCAGGATAATATTTCTGAACCATTTCTAAAGCTGTCATATTTCATCCTCCCTTAAACCATATTTGCCATTAAACGCATATAGTCAAGTTCCGCAGTTCGTTCAACCTCACTATCCAGTTCAAAAACTGCAACTTGTTCGCAATCCTTATAGTTGTCCGAATTGATAATAGCATAAGTGATTCCACCAGCCACAATAGCTTCTGCTTCACTTTTTGGGCATTCAATACTGGTATTGGTTTCTGTTACTTTACGCACAAAAACTACCTTTTGAAATACGCCCACCAACTTCTCGCCAGACATTAACTTATACATCGTCATCCTCCTTATCATAAAAATTTTCACGAATTTCCCTTAATAAGTCAAACGCTTCAGCACTTTTACTTCTATTTTTCATGCGATAGTCCCAGCGATTAACCAAAGGAATAAACCCATTCATATAACGTTCATATTGTGTACGATCCAATTCTTCCATTTTGGCCTCATACTCTTTGGGAGATGTAAAGTAGAACCATCCAATCTCATAATTCCATCTTGCATCTAAAGTACATTTGAATTTCTTATCCCATTCAGCCAATTCATTCTCAAACAATTTAACAAAGTATAAATCCATACTATGTACTGTTTTATAACTATCACATCTTGCAGCGTGTGATCTCCATGATTGATAAGACGTAAATACATCTTCTGCGCTCATCTTACCATCATCAACCCAACCACGAAAAATCTTTAATTTACGCCGAATAGACTTAATACTATTTCGACTTAATTTGATAAGCACTTTTCCAGTAGGTTCTAATCGAACACGCATTTTCAAAAATTTGAAACTATGATTTTTGAATGGAGTTATTTTGCACTTCTTTTCATTTAGTTCAATTTTCATCTCATTAGAAAGTTCAACTAAAGTATCATGTAGTCCTCGCAAAAACTCCAAAGAATCACTTATTACATATCCATCATCCATATATCTTGCATAACCATGAACGCCAAGTTTATCTTTGATATAATGGTCAATCGGACTGGCGTAATCTAAAGCAATATTTTGTGATACTTGACTACCTAATCCAACGCCACAGGGATCATCTGGATCATGCTCCACACCGCCTAATTCAATAAAGTCATCAATTAATTGACAACCAATCTCTTGTAACTTAGGATCAAGGATATGCTTCTTTAAACGTTCTTTCGCTTTATCGTGTGGTATTGAAGCGAAATATCCATGAAAATCAAATTGATAAATTCCACCCTCCAGACCAAATAAACGATAATGATGATGTAAGAATTCAACAAGTCTTTTTAGAGTCATATCCATTCCCTTGCCGGGTAGACTTGCGCTATTATCGTAAATAAAACTTCTGGAATAGGCTTCTGTCATGATTTCATCACAATAACATTTTTGAACACTACGATCTTGAATAACCAAAGAATTAATATCACGCTCTTTACCATGTTCAACAGTTTTGAAATGTTTGAAACCACCTGATTCATATGTGCCATTGAGAACTCGTTCTTGCAAAGAATCAGTCTGCGTCAAAAGCACTGACTTGAAATTGATAGTAGAGGTTTTCCAGTTCACTCCTTCGCAGCAGCTTTCACCAGCGTCCCACATTTTATCAAATTCAAACACATCCTCAAATGCCTTGCCGCAGACCAACCTTGCTTTTTCTTCTCGTTCTCTTTTACGCTTTTCGTATCTTTTCTGTTTTCTTTCCTCGCTTGTCATATTGCCAAAGAACAAATCCTTTCCGTATAGCCTTATCATCCACTGGCGAATACGTCTACGCATCACAACCGTATCCGTTGGCAGTTTCCGATGCTGATTTACTAAGCTACGTAACTATGCACCTATGAAATTTAAGGGAGCAACGTGCCACGGATCATTAGCCGAAGCCAATTACCGCAAGAAGGAAACGGGATGCTACTTCCTTCCGACACACCGCTCAAATCAGCAAAATGTCAATAAACCATGCAAGCAGCGTCCAGATGCAAGTATCGAAAAAGTATTTTAGGATGCCATCAGGCAGAGCCACGGCATACATCCTCCTTCTGAAATAACGGATATTGTGTTCGCCAGTAAAGGCCAGTATTTTTCAGCCTATAAGGGCTACTAAGTCTAATCCAAGTTTGTGTACTAAATTTGATGCACCACAAACAGCTTCAAGAATCCGGGGCGACCCCATTGGAATAGCCAGAGTAGGAGTCACCCGCCGCTCCAGAAGTGTTGACATTGCAAAAATTGTTCGTGTTGCCAGCATTCACAGAGCGCAGCCACCAATTCGCAGGGGTTTTATCAGGATGTAACCGTTGTCGGCAATTTATTTTTCAGAGTCATCTACATCAAAAATATCTTCTGATAAAACAACCTCACTTTCAATCGCAGTATCATTTATTTCATCCTTCTTCTTGGGTTTAGGTTTACCATCACGCTTGATGTACTCCCAAAGTTCTTGTTTAAGATAATCCAAGAACTCACAGAAGAATTTGAAATTAATAAGTTTACTCCAAGATTTCTTATTCTGATATTTTTTGTAACGTTTCTTATCAGATTCAATGATTCCTTTTACCAGAGCCGCTTCGTAGTTCAAAAGCCTCGCCCATTCTTTAAAGATTCCAGATGTTTTCTTCTTATCACCAAGAAAATTATTTCCTTTTAGCACCAACGAAAATGTCACAGTAAGCAAACCACTTAATGCGAAAATTGCGGATCGTGCTTTTGCGAAATATTTTTCTCGAAGATTAAATTCTGTTTCCATCATATTATTATGAATATAGATGGAATTAGCCCGTAATACATCTTCATGAATTTCCAACGCAAGCCGGGTAATATCGTTGGTCAGACAAAACCTGTAAGATTTTGGGAACTTCTTAACTTGTTCCAGCGTATATGTAGCTAATTGTTGTGCTACTCGAATGAATTCAGCTTTTGATTCATTGCGCTTAGAAGCGTAGACAGACATTGATGATCCTCCCATTTATCATATTTAGATTATTTGCCCCACATCTAAGCAGACATGAGATTGTTTTCTCAACCCGCCCTTTATGTTAGCAGATTGCTTTCTCATTGTCAAGGGCAAATTGAGAAAATTTTCTAAGTTAAGGGGGTAAACCGTTCATCCCCCTTATCTGTCCCGGCTTACGCCTTAGACAAGATAGGGGGATTCACTGATTAGCTTAAACACAGAAGGCCGGGGCGACCCCATAGGAACGGCCAGAGGTGTAGCTACTCGCCGCCCCAGAAGCGTTGACAAGGCAAAAAATGAGCGAGTTGCCAGCATACACAGAGCGCAGCCACCAAAACGCAGGGGATGTTGTAACACTATGGCGGTAGAACACTTTACTGTTCCCGGCTTTATAATAATCATATTGTAATTGTGAATTCTGTTCATACTGGCTGGCGTATGTTCTTACTCCCTGAACTTCAAATTCGGACAGCAACCATAAGTAGTCTGTTGTTGCAGTTATTGCACTTGCTGCGTTGGTAGTTCCACCAGTATTATCAGAATACTTTGTACAAGACTTCATGACAGCACGAAGATCACTTGGCAAAGCAGCCAAAAATGTATTTGCGGCTGGGCTTGTTGGGCTGTTAGCGGAACCTAACAAAGTCTTGCGCATATGGCTATTATTCCAGCCTCCAGAGTTTGTACTACTACTGGAGCCAGATGCAGGATTCATGGTAAAAGAACCCTGATTTGCATTATAACTACCATAAGTGCTATCAACAAAGCAAATCGGATTACCGCCATTACTGACTTTACCTATCTGGAAATGAATACGATTTGCGCCTTCTTTTGCACTATTATGATCAAAGCCCAAAATGAAAGCCCACACATTCATATTGATTGTAGTAGAACCAATAGTGCCATTAACAGCAATTTGCTTTGCATCACCAACATTCCAATAAGTTGAAGCCACACCAGCATCAGACACTTGCTTAATCTGCGCCCAAGTATAACTATTGAGTGCATTACCAGATGCAGGAATAAACTCAGCTTTGACAGTAATTGTCTTATTTGAAGGTGCATTATAATTAGTGCCAGCCGCAACTGCAACAGTAATTGTCGCCGTACCAGACTTCTTATTGACATGGCTAATAGTAATTACATTGCCACTGATAGAAACTGTAGCAACACTGGTATCACTGGACGTAACAGAAATTTTACCATCACCAGCACGTGTCACAGTCACGGTATCAGTTAATTTATCAGTATTCAGTGTCACAGTAGTTTTACTCAGGCTTAAACTGCCAGCCGCTTTACCGATTGTCCAAGAAACTTCCTTTGATCCAGTGCTGCCATCAGACCAGCAATAATCATCAGTTGGCGTAAATGTGGCTTTATATGTACCAGCGGCAGTCTGTTTGATAACGCCACCGATAGTCAACTGATCAGTATTATAATTGCTGAATGTAGGTGTAAGTTCTGCCCCTGTATAAGTTAATGTACTACTTTGAGCAGGAACCGCAGACAGCTTAGTTTTATTAGGAATTGCGGTAATCTGACCAGCCGTACTTGCGTTTACTGCACCTTCAGCAGAAATGGGGAATAGGGCAAAATAATAAGTAGTTCCGTTTGTGAGGCCAGTCACCTCCAGCGGACTACTTTTGTGTGCATTTCGAGTTGTACTGTTTAAAGCCAGTGTACCATCTTCAGGAGATGTAGGATAACCGCCAGTCTTATAAACCACCTTTGTACTTGCCCATGTAGAGAGCGTCACACCATCAGTTACCTTAGTTGCAGCAGGATCAGTCCATGTAAGCTGAACACGACCATTCAACTGTGCGGCAACCGCCAAAGCAGACACATCACCAGTAGGAACAGGATTAGGTGTAATTGTCACCTCGTTTGCAGGATTATCAGCATAAGTATTTGTGGTAGAATATGGGAAGAACTTGTAATAATATGTCACGCCATCACTCAAACCACTATCACAAAAATACTGTGTCTTATATGCGTCACGAGTTTTATTATCAAGAACGACTGTACCATCACGGCGACTTGCTGGCATAGAACCTGCCTTACGAACCAGCAATGTACCAGCCCATGCAGCAAGAGTAGCATCACCAACAACCGTATCAATAGGATCAGTCCATTTCAAGTATGCTTTACCTGAAGCAGCCAACGTAGCAAGGCCAGTCACAGGAGCCAGAGGAATCCCGCCACCGCCACCAGAACCGCCACTACCAGTTGGGAAAATAGAAACAATAGGCATATATAACCTCCTTTAACCAAGAAGAATAATTGTCACAGGAATATCACGTGTAGGCTTATCACCGTATGCTGTAACAGTCAAAGAACCATCTGCTTGATCGCTAATACGCATATCAGCAGCCACAACATCTTCAAGCTGTTCAGTTGTGATATTTTGCCCGATAGTAATAATGCCGTTTTGGTCTGCGGTAAGCCCTTCGACAGAAATTGTTTGAACATACGGAGAATCATCACTCCATGCAGACATAAGCAAAACAGCATTGATTGCTACACTAAGATTGGCTTTTTCACCAAGGGCGGTATCAATTTTTTCCATATTGGAATTTGAGTTGCCATTGATGCTTTCACGCCATTCTTTAAATTTTGTCTGGTCATTATCTGTGAGTGCCAGATCATAGTTTTTCGTTGCGCTCAAAATAAAACACCACCCTTCCTTGAATTAACCAAGCAGAGTGATGAGGATAGGAATATCAATTTGTGGTGTATCTCCACGACAGGAAATTGTAATAGAACCATCTGCTTGAGCAGTTACAAACATTTCAGCGGCAACCACAGCTTCATACTGTGCATCACTAAATGCTTGTGGTAAAGTTACATAACCATTCTGATTAGCCATAATAGCAGATACAGAGACAGTTTGTTGCCCACTTACCCAAGCACTTGCCAGTAACGTAGCATTCACTGTTGTACTCGGTTCACAACTTTCAGCCCCATCAAAAGGCAATTCGTTATATCGTTTATTACCATATCCTGTTTTATGACGTGTACTACCATCCGTAAAAATTACTGTAATTTGTTCGCCATCCAGCAAAATAGGATTCTTAGCTGTCCAATTTGCAACAGTATCACGCCGCTGTTGAATTGCGGATACCTTTACGACCTTTTCAGCCATTCACTTCACCTCCGCTTTTAGAATAAAAAGGGGAAGGTTTTCACCTCCCCCAATTAGCTTTTAATTACGCATTACCGCCATCAAGAATGATAGTGTCGGTGTCATGCACCACAGTATCAGGCAGAGTGTAAACAGTAGTCTCAGTACCACCAATCTTCACATTGCCGTTAGTATCGGAGGCTTCAACCTTAGTTGCGCCCTCTGCAACACCATCCAGCTTAGTCTTATCGGTAGCAGACATAGCACCAGCAGCAGTAGTAGTAGCCTCGTCCAACTCCAGACCAGCCGCACCAACCTTCAGGCCATTGGCATTCGTACCCAGCTTAATAGCAATGACATTGGTTGCAGAAATCTCAATACCATCACCAGCGGTATACTCATCAACCAAATCCTGAACAGACAGATAGATGTGAGACTCATTGCCATCACCGCCAACAGTGTTCACAACAAAGTCAATGTACTTGTCACCCACAACAGCACCAGCGTAAGGATCATCAGCGGCGGCAACCACCTTAATATCGGCAGACTTCACCAGATAGTCCTTTGGAATGTTAATATCAGCACCAACCACAGTGCCATCCACTGTCACCTGATAAGAAGCAATATAACCAGCATTTGCAGTTGCCTTCTTCACTACATCAACAGTGCGATCCTTAACATACAGGCCATCGGCCTTCTTCTGCAAGCCGTTGTCAGCGTCAGCAGACACATTCACGCCAATAGTCTTAGCAGTTGCATCAACAGTCACAGCACCATCAGCAGCAGTATAAGTAGTGTCGGCAGTAGTAATGCGAGTGACCTCAGTGTAATCCTCATCGTCCAAAGTCTTTGCAGACAGAATCAGAACATGAGGATCAGTAGCGTCCTGCTCCAACTTGTACTGAGTATCGGTATCCTGTACCTTGCCAGCAATATAGCTGTCAATGTTCTTAATCTCGCTTGCCGTATACTCAGGCTTAGTAGCAGCCTTCGCCCACTCAGGTACATCGCCAGCCAACGCAGTAACATAGGGCAGATCATTAAACGCAGTAGTGCCATCACCCAACTTCAGCAGAGTAGCAGCCTTTGTACCAGCATCAGCATCGGCAGGAACCAGAACCACAACAGGCTCGTTCACACCATAAACAGCATTCTTGGCCTCCAGATTAGCCAGAGCATCACCACGAAGTTTATACTGAACAGTAATAGTCTTAGTAGTAGCCATAATCAATTACCTCCTAATATTCTTAAATGTTACCGTCAAGAATGATGTAATCGCCATCATCTTGCTTTAATTTGTTTACATTCAGCGAGGCGACCTCCATTGTGCCGTCTTTGCCAATAGTAACCATGTTTTCTGAATCGCTGGATTTTACTATACCAGCCGTAGTTGCATCACCAATAGGAACATTAACAGTGACACCTTCTTGGATTGTTTTATCTAATTCTGTAAATTTATCCTGAACATTTTTGAAGTTATCGTTAATCTTTCGTGCAACTTCGGAACCAGAATCAGAATTAGCCTGTGTTGTTCCTGCTCTTAACAACTCATAAACGAAATTCATTCAATCAGTCACCGCCTCCCTTTAAGCATACAGAATATAATCTGAACGTAATTCAGCGGTATTAAAAAGGAACCCTTTATAGTCCTCTGGCTGTCCTACTGGAGCAAAGCAGCTACCAGTAATAACAGGATCATCACCGCCTCCGGGCGGCTCATACGGAGGGCTGTGAACGGGATAGAATACACCCCAATAGAAACCATAGGCCATAGACATATCACATCACCGCCTTAATAAATAAAACAAATGATACAATCGCTTACAGGCTTTTTGAATTTTACTTCTTTGATTTCTGCGGTATTTGTACCACCAAGAGCAATACTTGAAAAATTGCCCAAACCATCAGTTGTGTACTCAAACCCATCCATAATAAATTCAGTATAAGCCGCTGTTTTCATAGTGATATGATATAATTTGTCAGCACGTGAACTTGGCTCCACCTTTTTAATTTCCGCTAAACAACGTTCAACAACATTCTCGTTTGCAAGGAAATTTTGATGGATCAATCCACCTTGTTTTCTTACCATTACTTCACCACCTTTTATAAATCGAGTTCTTTATGTTATTCTGTAATTATCACATAATCGACTTCGTTCAAAGTCATATTATCAAAATCACTCAAAGTAAGATCGTCCATTTCAGATAACAACCGATAACGTTTCAAGCCTGCGCTTGCCTCACAGTCTAAATACATTTCAGATTGTCCAGAAATAAACTGAATCAAAACTTCTGTCATTTCCACAAGTAGATTCAAGGAATTGTCAATCTCAATAAACTTTTGCAGTTGCCAATCTATATCTGCATTTGCACTTAGATACATTTCGGATTCCACACCATACAACATCTTTTTTAAAATATACTTTTCAATAGGTGATGCACTCATATATGAAATTGCTTGACCAGCGATTGTAAGCAAATAAAAAATATCTGTTGGCTCAACATCAAGAAACATTTCAGATTCATCTACCCCAATGTTTTTCACGCTTGCAAAATCAATATCTGCCAACAATTCTGCATCATTTATAATCTTCTCGAAACTGTATTTCAAAGTATCAAGTTCATTAACCAGTAATTGCATATCAAACTCAACATCGCCGAATGAATGAGCAATATAATAATCAAGCGGATCAACAGCAATTTCCAGAGAAGAATCGCCACCAGTGAATGATTTTTCTGTAACATCAAGTTCACTTGCAAACGAAACCATTTCTGTTTCCCCACCTGTAATTACTTGGTTCACCAAATCCATATCAACATCTACATAAAATTCATTATGAATTTTTTCTGCAACAATTTCTAAAATATTTTCCATTGTTGTGTCCAAAATCATTGAAGCATCAACCTTCAAACTCTTACGCACTTCAATATCATCTAATGTCGCATATATGTATAGCCAATCATAAATTGAAAAAGAATCTCTTTGAACTAATTGCGTGATAATAACATCAATTTCGGTGAGCCGTTTCTTTAAATAAACATCAAATGATTGCAATTATCTCACCTACTTTCTTTGAATAATTTTACGGGGTTGGAACTGCTGGCGCTGCTGGATTTGCCAAGGTCAGCTTCAAGCTACCTGTTTTAACCATAACGATTGTTGCAGTTTCAACACTTCGAGCCTGTGATAATACATTAAACATAAGCAAATTACCGTTAGTAGGCGCATCGTATAAAACAAAATGCGTCACTGTACCCCAACTTGCAGAACTCTCAGGAAAAGAAATCTCATTCTTATTAGTAATTACACCGTTTGCAGGAACATCTAAAGATGTTAATTCTACACGTGCATATCCAGCCGATGCAAGAGGTTCAGTTGCACCAGAACCATCTACATCAGGAGCGGAAGAACTTAAACCAAGATATACTTTACTTGGCAATCCCGGACTTGTTTGCGTTTTAAAAACGTTGCCCATAATACAGTTCAGAAAATATGTAGAAGTCATATCTTACTCTCAACCTCACTTTCATAATATTTTTTGGTTTATCTATTTCAAAAAACTTTCATTGATGTTATGTACAATTTGCAAGAATCCCTGATTAGGGACTTCTACTTCTCCATCAACATCTTTGATAGTGATTTGATAAATGTATTTTCCGTGTAATCCCAAAGTATCACGTGGTTCTAAATCGACCGCAGCAACATTTTTCACTTCATCATCACCAATAAGAAATGTAAGTGGCTTTGAAATTAACGGATCGCCAGTCTGATCAGAATAATCAACGACAGCAAAGTTGCCAGTACAACCATCTGCATTAAATGGGACTTTAGCCATTGTGAATAAATGCCAGTGAAAAGTATTGGACTGGCCTGAAACGAACATTACTTCTGGCATTGTGTAAATATCACGCCTCATAAATCACCCTCCACAATCCACAGGAAATTCACAAATGAAATCCAAAATGCAATTACCTGTTACACGTATTTTGTTCATGCCTTTTTTCAATGGAAACCAATTAAAATTGCAATATTGATATAAGTTAGAATAAGCATCATCAGAAGATTCAATTATGCTCAAATCATTATCAATCGAAATTGTCAAGAAATAACTTTGTGGCAATCCAGAGAATTTCAACTCCGAATTACCACAAGATTGATTAACTATTGAAATTGTATTGCTGCCATTTAGTTGAATTTTCATTTTTGGATAATAAAGTCGATTAATAGTAGCACGACTAATCAGTTGAATATTTGAAACACCACTACATGAATAATTGAAACTCTTAGGAAACATATATCCATATGGTGAATCGCAAGTTACTTTTGCTGTAAACGCCCACGGCAACCAAGATAATTGAATCGGCTGTAAGTCACTGATTACACAATGATAACGAATCATTTCTAAATCTGGCTGTTCAATCTCCAGCCAATGATATGTATTGTGTCCAGCTAACCAGTTTGCGATAGCATTCATCTCATAGCGATCCAAATGCTCATCCATGCTTAGTATCTCCGATGGATCGACACCAAAAACTAAATTAAATTCAAGTGGACTTTCAAATGATCTACCATATAAAAAAGTCCGTCCCTTGGACGGAATCACATCAGTTTGTAATTTGCCTGTACTGGCAAAGGGAGTAGCTTCATTGGTATTCCCATCAATATCAAAAATCCGTAGTCCAAATTGTTCACATGGGATTCTATTGAAAGAAAACCGCTTTGCGATAAACCCCATCTACTCACCTCACAATCATTTTTACTCTGTCTTTTTCTCTCCTTCATTCTGCTTTGCTTCATCCTGCAAAGCAATACGAATTTCATTCAGAATTGCATAACACCCCGCCAAATTGCCAGCATTTTGAATCCCCATTACAGAAATATTGTCAAGAGCCTTACATACAGCATCGACCCTATTTAAAATTTCCACTTTTTCCATTTAGTCATCCTCCTTAATTTGACATTTCAAGCGTTCAATTTCTTTAAATAACTTTTGAATCATATGAACGCACACAGGAATTATTTCGCCATATCTAATTCCATAATAAGTTTGCAATTCGCTATTTTCATCTTCACGTTCAAATGTTTCTAATAAGGCAAGTTCATCTTCTGACAAACCACATTCATTCCGCACAGCTTCAACGTCTTGAGCAATAAACCCAATATGCCGCTTTTTATCTTCTTGCTTATTCAAAAGAAATGATGCAGGATTAAGTTTCAAGAAAAAATCTTCATATCTGTCGATATTGTATAGAATATTGTTCTTAAATCTTCTATCAGAATCTACAGTGATTTCACGATTTGCATGAATACTACTACCAGCACAATAAAACTGCGCACTACCACCTGACATTAATGCTCCCGCATTACTCACAAAAACATAATAATCAGCATATGGGCCAGCAGAGCCATACATTTTTGCTCCATTGGTGACACGAATTCCATCACTACCTTGAGCGCAACAAAAACCGCCAGTTCTTGTTCCTAATGTAACAATATCAGCATCAATCGTGCCAGACCTAATATAATTCGCATTAATATAAAGTCTACCGCCATAAGAATCACTAAAAATCCCGAATCGTGTTCCGCCACTTGTTAAAACATTAAAAACATTCAAATCATTACATCTATTATCCCAAGCAAAATTATAAACATCATTGGCGTAACGATATGCGGCATCCGCATCATCAAGAGCATCATAAGCAAGATTGTATGCACCATTAGCACGTGTATACGCATCTCCAGCATATCTCCAAGCATCATCAGCATAGTTGTAGGCTCCGTTTGCACGTTGATATGCCTGACTCATAGTAGGATTGATTTCATCAACTGTCGCCCAATTTATTGAACTTCCTGCTCCCATTGTGATATTACCATTAATAGTAACAGCACCATTATCTGTCACTTGGAACGTAACAGCGTTTGTTGACTTGTTTCTAATGGTAATACCATACAGATCAAGATAGTCAGAATCAATCTTAGAAGAACTGGTTGCCAAGTTATTACTGCCAGATGTATTTGTCAGAATATTTCTGCCACCAATATACAGTGAAGAAGCATCAACACGGCCTTTAATATCTGCACTTTTCGCTCTCATGTTTCCGTTTGCATCAACATAGAAATTTGGATTAGTAGCAGTACCACCGATACTCAAATTGCCCTGCGAATCAACACGAAATGCAGTAGGGCCACCAACCTCAAGTGAACCTCTAAAAATACCAGCAACAGCGTCAATCGTACCTTTTAAGTACACGTCACCATACATATCAATCCAGAAATTTGCATTAGGTGTATCATTAGATGCTAAGTTTGCAATTCTTGTTACGCTACGATTATTTGCTGTCCTGACACCTGTTGGCTGGCCTTTAGAGTTATAGTAAAACATAGTGTTCTTATCGCCACCACCAACAATACCAAATACGGCTCCTAAATCAATTCTGCCGCCAGTGCTACCATAAAGATTAAATGAAGCATTATGCAGCGAAGCACCTTCTCCATCCATCTTGAAAACGGCAACACCACCATCAGTCTTTTCACTTTCAATAATCAGATTGTTACCAGCAAGAATAGTTCCTACCAGAGCAGGAGTTACAATGCCATATAACGATCCCAAGTTCTTATCAACAAATTCACCGATACCGATAGTTGCAGAGTTCCATCCATCGTTTGTAAACATCAAAGCATTATGGGCCATCCAGATTTGCTTTGGACTATAGCCACCACTGGCCTCATCATATTTTCGACAGCGTAACCCAGCTTGATCAATAGTGATTTCGTTATGTGTACCAGACAGAATCATATTCTTCATGGTATCAAGAGCAGAATCCATAAATTTCTTGATATTGGTATTAGCACCGCTATTAACGAAATTGCTGTAGTTGAATTGGTTAAAATCCAAAGTCTTACTTATAGACACAGATTCATCTAAATTATCTAAAAAGCTGAATTTTCCATTCTTAATTTGAAAATCACTTGCAAACTCTAATTCAAGTTTTGATAAATCATCAAATTCAACTGATACGCCAGTTACAATAGGTTCAATTACACCCATATTCAGATGCAAATAAATTCTTTCACCTAATGTAAATTCTTTTGCAAATGAAACAAAGTCATCTATTGCAAAGAAATTTGAACTATCGACTGTAAAGTGATATACAGGATATGCTTTCTTATCAAGAACATCTTTTCCATATTCAAACAAATCCCATGCAATCGACATTCTTTGATATTCACTTGTTTCATAGGTCATATATGCCGTTGTAGCAGATGTGTTAATCCGAATAGATGTATCACCATAAGACACGTTCGTATATAATCTACCAGTCAACGATAATGTTCCACTTGGAAATGTATTACCATTAATTGATCCTTGGTTTAAATACAATGACATTATAAAAGTGTTATCACGATTGACTTGTAATGTACCACTCACAACATCTGCATTCAATTTAAGTTGAGAATCATTGACATTAATAAAACCACCACGAATAGTATAAAATGTAATATCACTTGTATACGTTGCCATTCTGACAGCCGTACAATTAGCAATATTAAAAACAGACGATAATCCACGAGTTACACTTGATTCAGATGAATAACTATCTACTTCACTCGCCACAAAAGAACTGTCAGTTAAACTACCACACTTAAAGTAACGGTCTAAAATTTTCAATTCATTATCTGTGAAAAATGATGAAAATGCCGTTTCCTTATTTATCTGTTTTAACTGGCTTGTATAGTTGCTGATTTGATTTTGAATTGTAGTAAGCAAACTATTTTGAGAATTAATCTCACTTTCTTTAAACTTTATTTGCGAATTGACAGTATTCAATTTTGATTGCAAAGAACTATCCATTGCAACAGCTTGAAGTAATGCGGCCTTTTGTGATTCAAGTCCTGTTAATTCGCCTTGCATATCTGTCAAAACAGCACTCTCAGTAGCATAACGTGAAATTTGCATATTTTGAGCAATGACTATGGAATAATACAAAGTCTGATAACTTTCAAATGTTATCTTCCAACGATTCCACTTTTGAATAATATCTGCTGAAAAGTATTCCTCAGTCATATACGAATCCAAATTATAAATCCGATTTTCTCCCATTGGATTCACGCTACGAATATCAACACCATCTGCACCATTTACGTCTAATACTGTAAACAGATCATCAATATCTTCTTCCACTACAATTTCTTTTGCGAGGTTGCTTGTCGAAATATAAACTGGCTTTGTTGGAACAGTATTATATTTATTGCGCACATTAATCTTTCGATTATAAGTATCAAAATCAAAAACGCATTCATATGTCTTTTCCAATTCAGATTTCATGAAATCATAAATAGACAAGCCATCAACACTAAATGTTCGATATTTACCAATTAAACTTGAAGAAACTGTACCAAGACTCCAAGAAGGCATTTCCGACAAAATAATACCTAAAATAGTGCTATCTGGCGCAAACGGATTCCAAAAGTTATATGTTCCTTCTTCCAGCGAAATACTCTTATTTGTAAATTCATATTCCAAAGAATAGCCAGAACAACTTTTGCTTGACTTTACTCCGTTATCATTTTCTGCTGGATTATGTAATATAAATTGTCCAAACCCTTCTACATCAATAATCCTCATGCCAGTCAGAAGATCATATTCGCTCAGTTTTTTCCCATTAACGTGTGATGGATATGTAAAAGAAATTTCTGAAAAGTCCCTATATCTAATTATCGCTTCTGGTTTTATAATATGTCCTAATACACCTATCGCTTTCCCATCAAAATTCCGTATAATAAAATTAGGGCGTTTACGAAAATTCAATTTTGAAAAATTAATGACCAAACAATGACCTCCTTTCTATGAATATAGAGATAGCAGAGAGCAAATTGCCCTCTGCTATAACAAATGTGGTTAATATCTCAAACTTCTTTTCCCACGCATAGTAAATACACTATCAAGTTCTTTAATGGTATAATTACTGATCTTTTTTGTCAGGCTCTTGATTTCAGCATCATCCAGCTTTTGCAAAACTTGCATTGGGAACGTCAAGTTAAATTCATTCGACATACCACTATTCTCAACGACTGTCTGTGTTTGCTGGGCATCCTGCTTAATCTGTTCCTGCATCCTGCTCCCCATAAGGTCAGTATCAGAAATAGAATTAATCACTTTGCCATATTTGCCTAACATAGTTTCTGCAAAGTCTAATGCTTGATAAATAGGTTTCTGCTGTTCCTTGGTAAATACGGCTTCGCCCTTTTTCAGCTTCGCAAAAAGTTCATCCTGCTCCAGTGTAGGATCATCGCCAACAATACCGCCAGTATGATAAGTGTATTTCTTATACTTCTCATACAGCAATGAACCATCAGATGTATACCATGTACCATTATCACGATAAGCGTTGATACCATATCGGGCCAGACTTTGCCCAAGCTGGAGGTTTTCTGCATCCAGCCGCTTTCGTTCGCTTTCACTTGCATTACCCCATGCTCGGCTATTTGCATACATCTTTTTAATGATATTATGCACATTTTCAGTTTCTTGCCCACCACTGGTATCATAATTACCAGAGTTACCGATCACATTCGGAGTAGTAGATGTTCCAGTCAACCCACCGCCAATGATTGTGCTGCTACTTGAAGAACTGGAACTGGCCTCCAATGCCGCAAGTTGCTGTTGCGTTTGCAGAACAGCATTAAGATAACTACCATACTTTTCAACAGCAATACACGCCGCATCCCAAGCCGCAGTAATCTCATTATTTGTGACAGTGCCGTACTCATAGTTCCAATCAAGAAGCTGCTGATAAAGAGTGTCCCATTGCGTCTGAATTCGCTCGATAGCAAGTTGATACAACTTTTCTTCAGAAGAAATACTATTTTCAAGGACTTCAATTTCTTTCTTCTTCTCTTTTTCGTAGGCATCAAACATATCATCAAGCATATCGCTGGTTGCATCATATGCGTGATCGGCCTGATCATCAGCCAAGTCATTTGACAAATCAGCAATTTCCTCTTTCAACTTTGCCTGTTTTGCCGCAGATTCACGACTATCATCTAACTCCAGTAAAGCAAGCTGCTGTTGAAGTTTTGCCAGTTCCTTTGTCTTTTCAGCAACATTCTTAGTGTAATTGTCCTTTTCACGCTCAAGTTCGAGTGACTTTTTCTGCAAGTCAACAATATCTTTCATCTTGTCAACTTGATTCTCCAAAGCCTCAATCTGATTCTTGACTTCCTGTTTAATCATTTCCATGACATATTTCAGCAAGTCATCCAGATAATCGCCTTGCTCCTTCAGGGCTTTCTTTGCAGACTCGTTAGCCTCTTTTACAGAGCCTTCTACCTTACCAATACTGGAGATAGCAATACCAGACAGCGCACGAAGGTTGTTAATGTTCTGCAATGCTCCAGCGTACATCGTATCATTCAGATCACCAGATACATTCAGTAGCCTTAACTGCGCATACACTAAATCCCATGTAGCTGTTGTGGTCTGCTCAGTTGCCAATGTCAAGTTCATCAATTCAGTGATTTCGTTGCGCTCAATCGCACTACGAATCTGTTGCACATAACTTAACGCAGTTTCAACCGCCATTTGTTCAGTACGTGCCGCAATCACCTTTTGCAGACTTTCTTCATTGATAACTAATTGTCCATTTTCATCTTTCAAATAGGCAAGGTACTGGACACCCCAAGAACAAATCTCTTGTAAAGTATCAATGGTAATAAAGCCACTATCAGCATACTCTTGAGCAGCGTCCTTCAATGTATCATACAGGCCAGTAATTTCATCAACTGCATCATTGACATTATCTACTACTTGTTGCCATGCGTTAGCAGAAGTCTCGGCAATTTTATCATAGTAGTCCCACCACAAATCTGACAGTTTACTAACTTCATCACTGGTATCAGAATATCCAAGAGAACGATAATACTCCGCTTGTTGATGTATCTCATCCTGCATCGCTTTATAATGACTAATAATATCAGACGTATATCTTGTGATCCCACTAAAGTCCTTATTTGTAATTGCCTTGTCGAGCCAATTTTCATTTAAGGTAATAGCGTTTTCGTGTTCTTTAACAGATTTCTCATATGTTTCAATGATTAAATCTTGAATACTATCCTGATATTCCCACCATTGTTTTTGCAATTCTTGAATATAATCAGAATTTTCATCAAGCCCTAATGCACGATATTCCTCTGCTTGTTGATGTACTGCATCCTGCATTGCTTTATAGATTTTAATAATTTCATTGGAGTTTACGCCTTTATGTTCCATAATGAAAATAGTATGTTCATAATCTCCAATAAGATCATCCATAACCTCTTTCATTTTCTTTAATGTATCTTCTAAAGCATCTTCAAGATTTTCAGTTTCTTTTACCGCATCTTTCAGTTCTTTCGTTGTAGTAGAAGAATTATTACCAGAGAAAACAGACTTATAAGTTCCGCCCTTTGGCTTGATTGTTCCACTTGCACCGCCATTATAGCCACCAGAATAAGCAGGAATCGAACCACTAAGATATTTGCCACTCTTTAAAATATCTTTCGTTTCCTCTGCTGTATATACAGTATCGCCTTGATTTAAATGAACAATTTCAGGGCCATTTGTACCAGCTAAATAAGCCTGATCACCAGACTTAATAAGTTCAGCACCTTCTTCGCCAGTTAATGCAGCACCATCAGGAGCATTTTTAGTTCCTTTGGCAAAGCCAAGCATACTAAGCAAACTATTTTTTCTCTTAACATCAACAGAAACAGTAACCGTTTTACCAGTTAAACCATTGATTGTAGTCTGCAAATCATGTACTTTACTTTCTGCTGTTTCCGCAGAAGTACCAATAGCCTCCAACTGACTTTGTGCATTATCGGTTGATGAAGCGTCAACATCATCTATTGATTCACCAAGACTATTAACTTTACTTTCAACAGTCGCAAAATCTAAAGTATCAATAAATTGCAATACACTTTGCAAATCCTGAACTTCACCTTTAGCATTCGTTAATGTAATGCCATCAGCTTCATCCAATTTTGTAATTAATCCTTGAGCATCCTCTTTGGTAAAACTTAATTGCTCCATCAAAATAGACAGACTTTCAGTATTCACCTTAACTTCAATACCATCATCTGTAGCCAACCCCAAGTTTGTTAAGCTGTTAGTTAAAGTATCTACATCGGAGGATGCAGATAAAAACGTAACTCCCTCAACACCTTGTAATGTTTGCAACAGATCATAAATATCTTTATTGGTATAACCCAAAGAGATTAACTGATCCGTTAAAGCATCAATATTAATTGCAGTTCCTTCCAATGAATCAGAAGAAAGCCCAATTTTTTCAATAGCATCAAGAACTTCCTCGACATTATAAAAATCAATATCGCCCCACATTGATAATGCTTTTAAACATGACAATGCTGCTTCTTCTGTAATGCCTAATTTTTGAGCAATTTCGTCTATTGACGTTGCATCAATATCAAATGTAAACGAACCATCTGTAAATTTTTCGATTGTAGCGAGAATGTTACCATCTTCATCAAGAACTTTGCCATTTTCTGCAATTTCATATAGTCTTTCTAAGAATCCTGCTCCAGCAGAATCAGCATCTTCAAAAATGCTAACATTCTTTTGCATTGCAGCATAAATCTCATTAAGACCATCTGACCAACCCCATGTCTGAAGTTGTTCTGCTCCAAATAAAAATTCAGCCGCCGCCCAAAATGCGTTGCTATTAGTAGTCCCTGCTTCAAATTGTTCATTCAAAGCCTTAAACGCCTCAGCATAAGATTTAAATTCCTCATCCTTTTCAGGAACACTCATAGCAGCATCGTAACGAGATTTGGCTTCTGTTACTTGGTCAAAGTCTCTAACCATACCTTCTAAGGCTTGGTTAAGCAACAACGCACTTTCAGTAATTAATGCAAATCCATCTTCGCCATCAGCGACAGTTTGAAGTACCTTGGCAAGAAATTCTGCGCTCATTCCATCCTGATCCAGAATAGACTTTAACGCTGAACTATCTTCTGCAAGGTCTTTAATATTTTGCCCTGTAATTCCATCAAGAGTATTTGCCATCTGAATTAAAGATGCTTTTGTATCGGCAAAGTCCTCAGAATCCCACATTCCTTTTAAAGAATCACGGATATTTTTAGCTTGAATGGCAATTTGATTGCCAGTATGCTCAAAATAGTACATAAATGCTTCGACAGAAATACCGGCTTCTTCAGCCGCCTCTTTGATAGCATCATACATTTCATTAACAGCACCAGCTTCTCCAGTAAAGTGCATGGCCTCTCCAGTATGAATTGCCGCATCACCAATATCAGCAAGCAGATTTTTAATAATCTGCCCATCCATCTCTAACCCTTCTGTATCGAGCCGCAACAAACTTTCATTTGTCCAGCCTTCTCCAGCTTTATCAATCAACCCCCAAATGTATTCATCAACAGTATGAGAATCTAAAAGCACAGGGCCATTTTCTGTTTGTAAAATTGGCGAGAACGCAATCTCTACACCATCATATTCCGAAGATGAACCAAATACTGTAGAAATAGAACCTCGCATCTCATCAACAGTTGCGCCCCAAGATTCAATCGCATCTTTATAAGTAGCAAGGTTTTCGTCTGTCCATTCAAGAATTTGTCGATTATTGGTATCAATATTGCCATATACAGTATTAGACAGATCAATACCCAATAATCCTGCTTCATTAAGAACACTTTGGTAATTTGAGAATAATTCCTCATATTCTTTAAGTTTATCTTTAGAAACAATATTTTCAATATTTGCAGCTTCAATCGCTGTCTTTAATTCATCTAATCCCTCAACACGAGAATTAATAATCAGGTCATACACAAGATTAATCTGTTCATCAGAAAGAGATTCTAAATATTCTCTAACTGTATTAACCTCATCTATCGCAACATTCATATCGGATGCAAAATCCTGAATGCCACCAAAAATATTTTTGAAATCCATATTCTTGAAATCCAGTTTAAAATCTGGCATTTCTACAAGAGATTTTACAATCTCAGTTTTCTTTCTTGTGATTTCATCAATAACACGCTCTTGTGAGCCAAGATTATCTAACCATTTTTTATAAGTGTCATTTTCAGAAAGAATAGAATCTACATAATTTTCAACAGAACCAACACGATCATCAAACCTTATATCACTTTCCATATTGTCAATGATCGCTTGTCTAAATCCCTCAAATTCTTCTTGTGTTTTTGGATCAGAAATGGCACGTTGAGCCAATACTAAATCAGAAGCAATTCCCCTGTTAGCTGCTTCAATAGCGGCAATAGCTGGTTTTAACTCATCGGCATATTCGTTATATAACGATGCAAGTTCTTCTGCAACTGGATTATCAACACCAAATTTTTCGATAACATCATTCATGGCATTTTCAAGATATTCATAATCTGCCATTAGATCATCAAATGATGCTTTTGCAGTATCGCCACCAGTTAAATACACGCTTGGCAAAAAGATAGAACCGCCTTTTGTGCCAGTATTATCAATTCCCTCATAACTAAGAGAATCTAATAATTCTAACGCATCTTTAACCGCTTTTACTTCATCTTCTTTATTGCCAATAACACTAATATATTTTGCATTACCACCAAACCAACCTGTCTTTAAATCTTCAACAACTTGATCCTTTGCCGCATTTGCTCCTGCAACAGCAGTATTAACGTCTGTTCTAATAGATTCTCTTGCCGCCTCAATGATAGCTGTCTTATAATCGCCATATTTTGTAATCAATTCATCAATCTTATCTTCTTCCAAACTTAATGCTTCGATAAGATCATCTCTTGCAGCAGTAGCATCTTCAACAGACGCAATACCAGCATCAACAGCATCATTCAATTCTAAGTATTTAACGGCTAAATCTTTTACCTTCACAGCATTTTCGGCTGCTTCGTTACCAGATTCAATTAATTCTCGCCTTGCTTCTTCTTGTTTCCTTTTCCAATTAGTATACAGTGCAACAGCAATGCCAATTACGGCAACCACACCCATAATACCAGCGGTTGCAATACTGGCAGCAGAACCAGTTCCAATCAATGCACTTGCTGCATTTTTTAACGTGGCGATAAAACCACCACCAGCTTCTTTGCCTAAAACCCATGCAGCTTTCAGATTTCCAAACATAGAAATCAACTTAGGCAATAATCCAAAGCCAGTGCTTAATGCGGACCAAAGATTCTGAACAAGTACAACTGTTTTGCTAAAATTAAGTAAAGCAATAACATCCACAAGAATTAACAAAGTATTGCCTAAACCACCACACGCTTCAATAATGCTATCTAATAATTCAAGCAAACTTGTTCCTGCATCAATAAATGCTCCAATAGATTCACGTGGGAAAATATCTTGCATGATTCCAACAGCAGTTTCCCTAAGAGCATTAAGTTTGTATGTCAAAGACTCTGTAATGATTTCCATTTCGGCATTAGCATTACCAGCACTTTTTGACATATTATCCATTGCTTTCTCCGCAGCACTAAAATTTTGAAGAATAGCTTGACCAATACTGGCTCTCATTTTGCCAAACAGCTTTTCCATTAACTGTTGCTGCTCTTTAGCACCCAACTCATCATAAATTTCAGAAATTTCTTTCAAATACTGATAGACACTTTTGTACTCTGTTTGTGTCTCATCAGTAAACAAGGAAACGCCCATAGGACGAGAAACTGTCTTAGTTAGATCAATTACTTCGCCTGAAATATTAGCTAAATCATCTGAAAGTTGCTGAGTTTCTTCATCGTAACCTCTAATACGCATTGCGATTGTACGCAAAGCATTACCGACTTTTGAAGCATCTTGAGAAATTTCTTGTGCCGCCGTAAACAAAGCAATGTTCTCATCTAAAGTAGAATTCATTGCCGCCATTGCAGCAGCAGAGTTTTGTAAGCCAGCAATAATTTCTTGATTGGACGTAGCAGCAGTATTACCAACAATATTTATTTTAGACATAACTCCATCGAGAACATCTTCAACCTCAATACCATAGGCTTTAATAACACTTACCAGTCCAGTTGTAGACTGATTCATGTCAACGCCCGGAGAGATTGCCGAAAACTGAGCAGCTAATTTAGCCATCATTTCGGAACTCTTTTTATCAGAGAATCCTAATCGGCTCCAATCCGCAGCAGATTGAATAATATCCTTTGTCGTTACACCAAGTTCTTTTGCCGCCTTATTTGCTTCTGAATAAAATGCAACCAAATCTGCACCAGACATAGTAGTAGTCTTTTGTAAGTCTACAAGTGCATCATCCAATTCAATAATTGTACTGACACCTTCACGGATCGCAGATATAATTCTACGGATTACTACTACACCACTTGTCAATCCAAGTAATTGTAATCCAACATTCTTAATAGATTGAGCAAATGTGTTTGTAGTGAGGCCAGCAGCTTTTGCCTCGGATTGAATCTTAGCAAATGCTGTACTTACCGATGTAAGTTTTGAAGCATCTGTATTGTTCTTTAACGTGTTTTGTAGCTTTTTAAGTTCTTCTCTATATTTTTCAGCAGCTTTTGCATTTTGATTCATCCACAACTCAATCTTATTTGAGAGTGTAGCAGATTTATTTAATGTATTCTGCGCTTGGGCAGCTTCTTTTGTTGCCGTAGCCTGATCCCGTGTCGCAACTGTAACAATCAAAAGATTATTTTTAACACGAGCAAGAACTTCTTCATATTGCTGATAACTACTTACCAATACACTATTATCTGTACTGGTTTTCATTGTTTGCTGTAAAGAATTAAGCGTTTGAATATCTGCTTGAATCTGCGACAGCTTTTCATGTCCAGTAGAACCAAGTTGATTAAATTGAGATGTTACACTGGTAATAGATGCTTCGATCTTATTCGTAGCCAAAGCATTCTGAACTTGCTGTAAACTTCTTGATAAATCATCAACAGTCCTCTTACTTTCTGAATTCGCAGTAGAATGTCCTTTTATTGCTTCTGTAACAATAGTTAAATTGTTTTTTACACGAGCAAGAACCTGTTCGTATTGCTGATATGCTGATACTAAATCAGAATTATTTTGTGCGGTAGACATGGTATGTTGCAAAGAATTTAAAGTTTGTAAATCTGCTTGAATCGCCGCCAAGCGTTCATGTCCTGTACTTCCTAATGATTCAAATTTAGCGTTAAGACTTGAAATTGCAGCTTCAATTTTATTGCTTGCAATAGCATTTTGAACCTGTTCTAATTTCTTTGAAAAATCTCCAACAGCTTTTGAATTGTTTTGAAATGATTGAACAAAGGTCTTAGATGTATTAACTACCTTACCAGTCTCAGAATCATACTGGCGAATAATAGTAACAACACGCTGCAATTCATCTGTTCCAGATATTTTTAACTGAATATTACCATTCTGAGACATGGTAGTTGTAATTTTATTGATCTGGAGGCTCATTCGTTGTAAGTCTTGCGTTACAGTAGAAATTGAACCTTTACTAAATCCTGCTCCTTGAAGCATTCGACTAAGATTACCAATACCACCATTCACAAGATCAATCACATTTAATGTACTATTGAACTCCTGATTAATCTGGTTTGTTGCATTCCTAATTTGAGCCGCAGCATTACCAAAATTAATGTTATCAATCTTTGCACTTAAAGTAATTTCCTTTTTGCTAATGCGTTTTAATACGGTATCTAAATCTTGGCTCATTTGTTGAGTAGTTTGCGCTATATCTAAACCCAATACAATCTGACCATCTACATCAGGCATTTCATTCACCTCCATTACAAAAAATTGTCGCCTCCTTCTTAAAGAAAGAGGCGATTTTATTCTTCCCAATAATATATATCAGGTCTTTTTATCAATTTAATCTTTACTGGCAATTTGGTTTTGCTATTAAAATCAGTGATTCCATGTTCAACAAAATGTTCTGCTTTGCGATAAACCCATCGCTCTTTATGAGCAAACCCATTAAAGTGCCAATCTTTTTGCACAACAAATCCATCATTAATGAGCCAAAACACATTTGCGTACTTGTGGTTTGATTCATTAAAAATTGACGGACGCTTTGAATTCTGAATTTTCAGCGTAATTGTCAAAGTGTTTCCATCGACTTGAATATCTGCTAAATCAGAAGTTGAAATGCAATTCCCCATTGTTTCACGGTTAATTTGTTCTTGAATACAATCTCTTAATAAATTAGCTGCATTCACCAACTCTTGTGATAATGTTAATCCAGATGGAGCTTTTACTTTAGTAATATCAAGATTTTTTATAATCTTGTCTAATGACATGATTATTTCCTATCTAAGAGCGGAATTACATTATCACCTGTTTCGCCTTCAGAAACGCCCATTGCATTTGCAAGCTGTGTTAATGTTTCCATTAAATTTGTATTTGTTGTTGCATTTGCAACAACATCAAGCAATGGCCTTAAAATTGCCAAAGAGTTAGATGCTTTTCTTGCATTAATATCCTTAACATAGGCCAACTTATCCGCTACCATCTGACGCAACTCAGCAATCAAAGCCTGATACTTTACATCTGTAGCATTTTTCACAAGATTGATTGCTTTACAAAGTTCATATGTCTTTTCAATATTAATGATCGTAGTCTTTTCGCCAGTTTCATTACCAGCTTCATCTACGATAGGAATTACATCTTCAATGGGCGGTACATTAGTTGTCATCTGGAGCAATGTAATCATAAACAGCGGATCGAGATACTGTGGCATAAAATCACCTTCAACATCAAAACAAGGAATTACAACACGATCCACAAACATACCCTTTTCAGGAATTGTTAAAGACGTTTTGAGAACAATTTCCATAATGACTTTACTATCATCCTGTGGATCAGTCATTTTTAATACTGTATCAGTAGAATTACGCTTATAAACATCCATCAGCGCATTAATAGACTTCTTTGTAATTTTTCCCATATCAATTCTCCTTTAATTTCGATTTAAATTTGCAACAAGTAAAATTCTGAATTTCGTTCTGAATCTTTCCATCTTTTGCTCTTTGCAAAATACTACAATTTCGTTTGTATCTATTACAACCGATGCAATTAGATTCAAATTTTTCTAATTGAGATATATCCTTAAATATACCTATGTAGTCAACTGGTGTAATTTGTATTTCTACTCTTGGGTTTTCTGTGTCATAATAAATACCATTTACACGTTCACAAACAACATTATCATCAACCCAAATCTTTCCACTATCTGTAATAGCATCGAGCATACATTTAAAATAGTTATTGCAATCCATATCAACCCGTGGGAAATAGAAAATACAATCTACATAAAAGTGTTGTGTTTTATTCGGAGTTAAATTCCATCCTTGTTCTTTTACTTGTTTGGCAACATACCTTGCAAACCTCGCTTGATACCGTGTAGCTTCTGGTGTTTTATAACTCATAGCTAATGGTTTACCATTTCGCATAATTGCACGATATGCTAAATAATGATTTACAGATGGTGGAATTTCCGATACCAAATTTAAAGTCATCTTATTCCTCCATAAGATTAAAAATGGGAGGACATAAGCCCTCCCACTTTTCATTAATCTGTTTTCTTTTTAGGTCTACCACGAGTACGCTTCTGCTCTGGATTACCGACATTCACTTTCTTGTCATCCGTAGACACTGTTGTGTCCGGGGCATCAGAGGGCTTTTGTCGTGCAGCCTGAACACGGCGCAAATATTCAGCACCACATTCAGGGCCGCAAGCAATTTCACGATAATTGAATGCACCAAGCGCACCACTTGTTTTATTACAAGGGGTAAACATCTTTCCGCATACACGACATGGAATGGAACGTGTCGCCATATTCAATCACCTCAATTAAGCAAAAGTGGCATTCTTAAAGTTCAATGTGACAACTTCCTTACCATCAACATCAATAGTGAAAGTGGTATTCTTATCAGAAACACGGAAAAGAATATCAGGATCAAAAGCCATATTCTCTTTTCCTGCTTTCGCTACGCCGTTAGTTTTCAAAGTCATCTTAGTACCTGTCTGTGTAAGATGCAGCGGGAAATAATGTCCAGACTGTTCATTTACATCAGAAGAATTGAATTCAGTAAATCCACTTACATTTTTAAGTGTACCTGTTACAGTACCGTCAGCATACACCTTTACATCTGTTCCAATTAAATCAGAAACCGACTTGCCCAATAGAGTCTGACCTTGGGCGGGAATGGTTAGGCGGTCAGACCCAATTAAGGGTTTTCAACCGCCCCAGCATCCTCGGCATCAGCAGCATCCGCACCAAAGACTGTCAAATCCCAAAACTTAGTGCCACCAGTGGTACAGGCAGAAGCCAAACTGGTTGCCTCAAAACCATGAGTGGTCTGACTATCGCCCATTGCCAGATCGAACGCACCAGTAAAGTCAGCATAAGGAATGTAGAACTGAACATGATAAATGTTGTGGCACTTATCTTCAGCCAGCGCATCTACATACATCTCGACAGTCTCAGAATAGTTATCAGAAATGTTGCTGATAACATCACCCTCAACATTACGAGTGTAATACACAACAATAGCAGTACCGTCAGCAATCTCGCCCTCGGCAAAAGTCAGTTCCTTAGTAGCAGGATCATAAGCAAACTTGCCATCAGCAGCAGTAGCATCCTGAGTCAACCGCTTATTGATAGTGCCATCAGAGTTCTTCACGATAACTTCCTGAATCTCGTTACCAGCAGTACCGACAGCCTTATAATTTGTAGTGGCCTTATTGGTATTAACAACCAGATAATCAGGAATCTTTACAGGGGTAGAATCCCGATGCTCACCGACAGAACCAACCTCAACCTCGACCAGACCCATAGAAACCATGCCGTTAGTACCAGACACAGTAACAGACTTATTCCGCTTCAACTGTCCAATAGTACGACCACCCTTACCAGTCAGAGCGGTATTGTCCTGACTATTGGCAATAGTAGCGTTCTGCAACTCATCCAAAGTAAACCGATGTGCGCCGCCATTGATACCAAATGCCATGATAGTCTCAAGACTTGTGATAGACAGATCATTAACAACAACGTTAGACATATTGAATCCTCCTTTATTATTTCAAAATAAATCACCAGAACTTTTCATTCTGGTGACAGCCAATTAATCTTCTCAAGATTAATTTTTGTAGTATCGACAGTTCCAAAATAGACACCGTTCATTGTTTGTTCCCAATGTTTCTTTTTCTGAATCTGTCGCCAACTCGCATTTAGCTTATATACACTAAGTTCCATAACAGTTTCATAGTTGTATGGAAATTCCTCCGTATTAACAAGAGAAATAATCATACTTTCCAAAAATGACTTGTAAGGTTTCTTAGCGAGTCGTTTTTTCTTTTTGCGATTACGTTCAATTAAGTATCTTTTAGCCTCTGCATTACCAGCACGACCAATGGGAGCCTCCCAAAAATGAATCTTGCGAATCGCATTACAAATTTCCAAAGCAATCATTTGGTCGATTACAATATCATTATCTTTGCTCCAAAGAACCTTTTCACCATTTTGAGGATTAACAGCTTCTTGAAAGCCCTTTAAATTCAAATCTCCAAATAATATAGATGTATCATCTTCGTTTACTGCAATGGACTCCATCATCAAAATGAACAACTGGTAATCTGTAATTGTTTCATAGTCAATCCCAATATCATCAAGTTCGACCATTAAATCAAATGGCGTGGCTACAAGAGTTTGAACAATGCTATAATACTTCTGATCGCCAAAATCAAAAATCTCATCTACGGTTGGAACATGAACCGAAATTTTATCATTTACCTTGTAATTTCTAACTTTAAGTAAATTTGGTTTCTGGATCATGTTTCGGCACCAGCCCTCGGATCGCCATTGATAGTAGGACGATTGAATTCAGAAACAGAGTATTCTAACGAAATTCCATGAAATTTAGGAGCAGGACTAATATCATTTATTTCGACCAATCGCATCCTACCAACACCAAACTCCATTGTTCCGTTAAACATTTCTTCAATTCGCTCTGCAATTAAATCATATCGCAACCCATCACTTGTACGAATATTATCTTGATGAACAAACACATAAAAGACAATCGACATTTTCTTAAACGTCTTATTCATTACATCAGGCACATAAATACGATGACAAATAAAAGTACCCGTATCCTTTACGGCCTCTGGCGTATAGGCATACGGGTAAATTCGTTTATACATCAAATCTCGATCTGGAATTGGTGAATTTGGCTTATCATTAATCAAATCAACAATTTTCTGATCGCTGCAAAGTTTTTGGTTAATCTTACTGCGAAACTCTTTCAATTCATGTAATAAAGCCATTCAATCACCTCAAATCCACATATCAGGTTTTTCTTTCAGTTCTGCACCTGTTCCCACAGGATCAAAAGTATAATCAGCAATCATCAATTCTTTGTTATCACGCTTTGGATCATACTGATCCTCTGCAACAGTCAAATGGATATACCCTCTTTCTCCAGCATCCGAATAGCTAATTGTATCTGCTTGCTTCACTTCAAACGCTGTTGGTCTTTCTATATTCCTATCCAACAAGAAGCGAAAACCACCATCAATTAAGCGAGTATGCTCATCAAATGTGATATACACAATCATTTGCGATGTGCCGATAGTCATATGTAATTTCTCATCATATCTATCTGTTTCACCGCTACCGTACTGCGTTGAGTTGATAACACTAATCGGATACTCCACAATTTCTTTAGTCAATGGCGAAAAGAATTTTACCTTATAATTGCAGAACGACAAAGTTCCTTCCCATTGAATGCCATGTAAGTTATTGGCATTCACACACAACCAGTATCCATGTTTAGGCCAAGGAATCACATCACCCATATAAATAGGCTCATGAATTAATGTCTGAATATTTGCCTGTGCTGGCGAAGTAGAACGATACCGCTGCGTATAGATACGGGGATGAATAATTCGTTCTGAATTCCATACGGTTACACCATCAGGAATATAGGAAGGATCATCTGCAAAAGTTTGTCGAACTAAATGCAAAGCATTTTCAATCTGCTCATTTCGCATTGTATTTCCTCCAGCATTCATTCTACGAAGAAAATTTTGATAACCTCCCACAAACAATCACCTCCTAATCTTCTCGTTTAATCCAGCGATACCGTGATAATAAAGTCTCATTGTCTTTTCTATATTTCTCACGTACTTCCATTACTTTACCTAAATGGTTTGCTGGTGAAAACGCATTGAAATCTTTACTTGAAAGTGTTTGCTTGAGCATAAGTGGAACACGAATATAATTGCTATCCAGATAATTGATTACCATATAATTCGATAAAATTTCAATTTCTGTATCTGTCAACTTGCACTTAAACTTGACCTTGTTCCTTTGTGATAAATCTTGTCTGCAACCTCTAAAGGCCGCAACCGCAGGACGTAAATAATCTGAAAGAACCTCATAAATTTCAGATTCTTCCAGATTCAAAAAGTCATAATCTTTTATTTTAGATAAAACACTTTCATAAAGTTCGGTGTAAGGCGTACCCATAAGGAATCACCTCCTTACACTAAATCCATCAATTCAATGCCCAACTTCTTCTCAAGCAGCCGAATCATTTTTACATTAGCGATCTTACCGTCTTTAACATATTTGACAATCTTAGGTGTCAATTCTGTCTTAGCATTGGAATCCAGTCCAGAAAGCAATTCATCAACATCTTTAATGTTATCTCCGCAGAACCGCTTCATATCAGAACGGCTTACCTTTGTCGCATAAATCTTATCCAAGTGTAACTTCTTCATAACAGTTTCATCATTAGGCAGAAGCCACTTTTCAGTGAAATAACGTGGATGCTTTGTATTCATAATACGAAGCTGCTTAAAAGTCATTTCCTGTGTATCACCGACTTCCAACCAAGAAAAAGTTTCAAATGTAACTGGACAAGTATAATATACAGCAGGAACACGTGCTTCTACTACAATCCTCGTATCATCATTTAAAACGTTGGAAGTGGCAGGGGCGACCTGTTCTGCCGCCCCATTATCAGGATTCAAATTCTTATTTTCCTGTGCCAATTTTAACGCCTCCCAATATGTATTTAGGATTTAATTAGGCCAAATCCCAATGCCCAATAAAGTCGCTGGTAACAGCAGCCAAACCAGCCTTAACCTGAATCTGGCCTTCAAGAGTCATATCCATATTCTCACGATTATCAGTTGTCTCCTTCAGACGGGAATCGCCCTCAAACACAAACTTGATAGGCTTCGCATTAGTAGCCACAATCAGAATCTTGGTCGTAGACAGGGCAAAATCAAAAGTGCCCTGCTTGAACACCTGTGGAATGGGCATCAGATCATAACCCTCCCAACTGGAAATCACGCCGTTGCGCTTACGCTCTTCCTTGGCAGACTCAGGAATCCAATTCTCATCAATATTCTTTTGTAGCTTGCGCAAAGCAGCACCAGTACCAACAAGAACAGGCTTCACACCATTAGCGGTTTCAACCTTCTCAATCAGTTCAAGCAGATTGTCACGCTCGGTATCGGTAGACAGCGCACCATGACCAACAAAGCCCTCTGGAGCCATATCACTCATATCAGCAAACGCAGCATACACGGCATTCTGGAACGCTTGCAGGAAAGACTTACGAGCCTTATCCATCAGCTTAGTCCAAGAATCAATATTCTTCATAAACCGCTCAAACTCATTGTAGA